CTGGTGGATATACATTGACCGATGTTCTCGAAGTAAAAGCACGTTATCTTGGAAAATATGAAAATCAAGATCTTCATGTGAAGACTGGACGATATGGACCGTATGTGGAATGGGGCAATAAAAAGGAGAGCATAAAAACAATAGATAAAGCGATGGATGCAATTGCACTCGAAGACATTGTTGCCTTTTTCGAAAAGAAGGGAAAAGGAGAAACCATGAATATTTTACGCGTTTTGAACCCATTCATGAGTGTTCGGAAGGGAAAATTCGGGGCCTATGTATTTTATCAGAAACCGGGCATGAAAACCCCGAAATTTTTGAATATTAAAAAATTCCCGGAAGGGTTTTTAGGTTGCGACCCCTCAACTTTGGTAAAATGGTGTTGTGATACGTATAATATAGCGACGTAAGTCTATCAAAATGTTGTTGTAATATATAAAGGGGGAAATGGTTCTCGTGAACAATTCTGAATTTTATGAAATCGCAACTCTATTTTTATTTCTAATATCATATATCGTTTCATTTTCGGTTTTATTTCGCACCGAAACGGAACTTGTCGGATTCGGCATTTTAAATTTTGTCCATGCTGGCATTATATTATATATAGTCAATGCGTTCACGAACCGCGTAGATAGCATATTTTATTTGAACGCCGGATTGCTCTTGCCTTACGTCTCCATATTTGTAGCCGGGTTATTTTATTTTATATCCTTGATATTGGTGAACACGACGCTATTTGGTTTAGAAACCAAGTTTATGAATACCTATGGCACACCACTGCATTTGTCGGCGAACTACAGAGAAATGCTGGATTCGATAAAAACCTTATTGGTCGTGCTGTTTGTGTTGCCCATTTTTATCTATGGAATTGTGTTGAATTGTAAGCCTCTATTGGACTTTGGATTTCTAAGGGCGCTTTCACAACCTTATTCGAGCATCGCGTTTTATGCGTTTGTAATGATTTTGGCGGTCGTGATTGTTGGATTATCCTGTCGACAATTGGTGCTTGCAAACCGATTTTCCAAACTCAAAAATAAGGATTTATTGAAATAAACTCTACACTTTCCGTTGAAACCCCGCAAACGATATATATTGGGAAATTCGTATAGAAACAAGATTTGTGTTCTCTCTAGTCTCTATACAAGAAGATGAAATTTTATGAATCTCATTATGAAGAATACATTTCGTCCGTGGAAACTATAAATTTACACCCCGAACTTGTCAGCACAGTCAAGTCGTTCCCAAAAAAATTGTGCGAATTGGAAAATATGATTTTTTATGGACCATCGGGCGTGGGAAAATATTCACAAATGCTACATCTTTTAAAACGATATAGTCCAAGTGACTTGAAATACGACAAAAAAATACTGGCGCAAACGGAAAAACAAAACTATACGTATAGAATCAGCGATATTCATTACGAAGTTGACATGTCTCTTCTCGGATGCAATTCAAAGTTGTTATGGCATGAAATTTTTTTTCAAATCGTAGATATCATCTCTGTGAAACAAGAAAAAATAGGCGTTATTGTATGCAAAAATTTTCATCTCATACACACGGAGTTACTTGAAATATTTTATAGTTACATGCAACATTATAATCATAGTCACTCCCACATACAAATCAAGTTTTTTATTATTACGGAACACATAAGTTTTATACCCAATCCAATCGTGAACGCATCGCATGTCTTTCGCATTGGGAGGCCATCTAAGGAATTGTATTTGGAATTGTCTTCGTATTATGAAAAAAAGCAACAACCGAACACAACTGTTACCGACGCTCCACCTACGTTTCAACAGCGCATTTCAGATTATAAACCCAGGGTTGCTTTTCTTGGTAAGAAATTTATGAAACCACATGCCATGACAAAAAACGTGTTTGATGCCATTGATCTCGAAGGCGTTATGAATATCAAAGAAACAAGGGCATTTCCGCTTTTGGAATCTAGAGATGGTATGCCGAGCGATGTGTTTAATACAATATGTGACGCGATTATACAGGATATATTGTCACCCAAGAAGTTGTCCTTTACAAATTTCAGAGATACATTGTATGATATTTTGACCTATAATTTAGAAATGTCGGATTGTTTGTGGTATATCATAAGACATTTTATAGAAGAAGGTCATTTGGACGAGAAAGACACATCGGATGTGTTAGGCAAGACCTACTCCTTTTTGAAATACTACAATAATAATTATCGACCCATATACCATTTAGAGAGTATTATGTTTTATATTATAAACAAGATTCATAAATTCAAATAAAAGCGGAAATGCATTACCAGAAAGCATGTGAGATATTAGATATCTTACCCGGGGAAATTTGCATGGATGAGGTTAAAAAACAATATCGATCCAAAGCATTATTATATCATCCAGATAAAAATCCTGACCCAAATGCATGTGCCAGATTCCAAGAAATACACGAAGCTTATCGGTATTTATTGAAGACGGACGAGGAGGACGATACCCCGGACTACGATAGTGATGATCCTGACACAGAAACTCTTCCAAAAACGGGGTATAGATGGATGTTGTTCTCCTTTTTAAAGAATGTGTTAACCCAAGATCAGCCTCTCCATCTGTTTCAAACGATTCTTAAAAACGTTGCCATGTCTTGTGAAACAAAAGCCTTGGACACATTGGCGAAATTGGATAAGTCTTTATTGTTAAAAACGAGAGACATTTTGAAAAAATACCGGGGGGAAATGCATATCGCCGAATCTTTCTTAGAGAAAATAGACGCACTCCTATTGGAGCGTATGAAAAACGATGAATGCATTATAATCAACCCAATGTTGTCGGATCTATTCGAACATCATTTGTATAAACTTCGCGTAGGGGATTTTACATATGTTGTTCCACTGTGGCACCATGAACTTGTCTATGACAATTCAGGAAATGATATTTATGTCAAATGTAACCCCATATTACCCGAGAACATGACACTGGATGAGAAAAACAATTTGCATATTCGCGTCAAGTATTCTATCTTGGATATTTGGGAAAAGGATACCCTTGATATTTCTATTTGCGGAAAGGTATTTGTGATCGATGTGCGTCGATTACGACTATCTGGTTACCAAACGATCGTTTTTTCACAACAAGGCATTTCTCGCATACAACCCACCAATATTTATGATATTTCTATACGAGCAGATGTAGTCGTCGAGATCGAATTGGATATTGGAAAAAACATATAGAAAATATTCAGACTATACTATATATAGACCATGATTCATTTATATATAGCAACGCTTTCGCTGATTTTGTATTCCCAATTTCAATGCAACAATGGTTTCGTATTTCCGTCACATTTTCCCTTTCTTCCTATGAAAAAATATAGCATTGCCGACAAAGAAGCGAATCGACCAATTTCATACACATTGCCTGAATCTCAAGCAAAAATAATAAAAAAGTTGGATGGTTTTTTCGGTGTCATCGGTCCAGACAAAACCCATTTTCAAATTAAAAACCTGATTGACCTCTTTATGAGCGACGGGAACATTCAAGGTATATTTTTTAAAGGCGGAGAACTCACGTATGTCAAAAATTTTATTCGAACTGAAAAGGTTGAATTCGAAGAAAAACATGGGCGTTTACCCGAACACATGTTATTTCGACCACTATTTATGATATTACATAAACTCCGTATTTTTCCAAATACAGAAGGGGTAGCAAACACTGCGATTGTAAGTATCCATAATAAAACATATGCGCTATACGAACGTGATACACCCTATTTATTAGATATAAATTTCAATGCAACACAAATACGCACGGTGAAAAAAATAACCATGAAAGGCACATCCTGTTTTTCAGCGCATTCCAAATATAGCGATGCGATAGAAACGATGGATTACGACGTAATAACAAAATCTATCAATTATCATCAATACGATGAGAACTTTGAATGGATTCGGCAAAAACAAATCAAAACCAAACACATGCCGTTTGTTCATGACTTTTTGATTCTAAAAGACAAGATCATCTTTGTTGATGCTCCATTTGCGCTTAATTTTCGTAACATGTTCTCTTGTGTTCTCCCCATCTTATTAAACAAAATGGACAAGACGATTATTCAAATCGTGGATAAAAATACTGGGTCGGTAGAGTCGTATGTGTCCGATGAGAGTTTTTTTATTTTTCATTACGCCGATTGCAAAGAAGATGATCGATACATTTCGATTTATGCTTCGATGTATGATCAACTCGATTTTTCCGAATTCAATATTGCTGGAAAATATCGGATTCTTCGAATTGATAAAGTTACAAAAAAGGTGTTCTTTGAAAAAAACGACGCACTTGAAGCATTAAACCTGGAATTTCCGATCCGGTTTGAGAATAAAATTGTATTTAGTAATAACAGCGGGTTTGTAGTCTGCAATGAACTCGACATTCTGAAACAAATTTCATTCGACGATCGACATGTTTGTGGAGAACCTGTTATAAAATACATTGAGAATCGGCCATATTTGATCGCGTTTATGTTTCATAAATCGACCCGAAATAAAGGGTTTATTATGGTGATGGATCTGAATACGTATGAGATGATTGAAATTCCGTTCCTTGAATCTTTGAATGTTGGGTTTCACTCCATATTTTTGGACCGACCTCTTTGATAAAAATATCCTTCTTATATATAGTAATACGAAATATTATATATGATTATAAAAAAAGAAACAATAAAAGAGGGAAAAGATACGATTACTGTTTACCATGTGGATAAAGAGTTTGATGACGCAAAAATGGAAAAGAAAATGAACAAAATGTTAAAGCGCGACGACGTGTCTTTGATATTGGACGAAAATGCGGACGTTTACACCGCCGACGGTAAATTGTTATTGCGTTTTCGAAAGAATGCGATAAAGGACGAGGAACAAATCGAGGATTTTTATGAGAACATCATTCGATTCGCCAAAAATGTGTCGTCGAATCGCGGAAATGCATCGGGTAGTAAAAAGAGAAACCTCACGGACAATCCAAAAGTGATGAGTAATATATTTGGATATTTTGACAGATGGAGTCCGTCTCAAAAAGTGATCTTTAAAAAGTTGTCCAACACTCCCAAACTCTCTGTGCGCCCTTGTCGATTTAACGTGGATTATCCGGAACAATATAAAAAGACCGTTCCGCTTGTGCAAACCATTGACGCTTTATACGAAAAACTCATCCCTGATAAATATAAATTACAACGCAAAAAAGCGAACGAAACGCCTTTTAAAATACCAGGCACGTCATTCACAACGGTCACCACGAATGTGAACTATCAAACATCTGTCCATACGGACAAGGGTGATGATGTTGAAGGGTTCGGTAATTTAGCAGTAATTGAAAAAGGTGAGTATAGTGGAGGTGAAACCTGTTTTCCGCAATATGGCATTGGTGTAAATGTAAGAAAAGGCGATGTTTTATTCATGGATGTTCATCAACCTCATGCGAACTTGCCGATTCAAAAAAAAACGGAGGACACCATACGTTTATCCATTGTCTGTTATTTGCGAAAAAATGTGTGGTTGAAGTCGCGGGGAACGTCGAAGGCGACATTTGAACGTCATAATAAAACGTTGAAAAAGATGATGCGCCCGTCGCTGACTTAATAATTGTCTGTTTCTATAGTATAGAAGGTATTATAATATAGAAGACGAGAATGACAGTGGGGTATGTCGTTGCCATTCCTTCCTATAAACGCCAAGAAGTGCTCGTAAAAAAAACATTGAAAACATTAAAAGATGGTGGTGTTCCTGCTTCTGTCATACATATTTTTGTGGCCAATGAAGAGGAATATAAAAACTATGAAAGTGCGGTACCGAAGGAACTTTACCATAAACTTGTCGTGGGTGTAAAGGGCATCACAAACCAGCGTAAATTTATTGTCAATTATTTCCCGGAGAATCAATACGTGATTTCTATTGATGATGACGTGGAACAAATTGAGAAAATGAATGGGCCTGAAAAATTAGTGAAAATAAAGGATGTTGACGCATTTTTTAAACGCGGACACGACGACTTAAAGAGCCATGGTCTCTACATTTGGGGCATTTACCCTGTGCGAAACCCCTTTTTTATGAAACCAAAAACATCGGCGGATCTGAAATTTATTATCGGCGTATTGCGGGGGTTTATCAATCGCCATTCCAAGGAATTGGAGCCTAGCCCTTCTGCCGAGGGAAAAGAAGACTATGAACAATCGATTTTATATTTCAAAAAAGACGGCGGTGTGCTTCGTTATAACAATATTACGACAAAAACCAAGTTTAATTCCGAGGGTGGTCTTGGAAAAGATCGATTCGATATGAATAAACGCGCCGCCGAATATTTACACAAGGCTTACCCCGATCTCGTAACTGTGTTTCATCGCAAAAATGGGATGACTGAAATTAAGTTGAAGAGAACATCGGGTGAAAAAACGGCGAAAAAGAGTCCCGTTTCCACTCGCAAAACCAGGAAAACTGGCAAAAATTGAATTTGTTTACATGCATAGTTTTATTACATGAAAACAAAAAGGAAGATGTTTATCGTATATCTTATTCTCGGGCTATTTGTTTTGGGCGAATCCAGAAAACTAAGTGTTGTCCATGTGCGTAAGATTCTTCGCAATGACAACGTGTTCCCACCCGCTCAAATCAACCATTCTTTGGTAAAAAAATACTATATTTGGTCATTTCGTCATATTGAACGCATGCAATCTACCCACGATGGCACCTTGGACCGGTTTATAGAAATCGATTTGCAACAGCGTGTTCTTTGTAGATTTATTGATACTATGCATAATCTTTTCACCAGAGATTCTATTCATGACCATATTGCACTACAGGATGGTTGTGATAATATTGACACAAAACTTGCTTATCTCAACAAAACATTTGGTAAAAATAAGTATCGGGATGAATTCTTGTTGTGTGTTCGTGATCTATATCGCATTACTTGGATTGTGTTTTCTGACAAAAACAATTATGCACGAACGAGAAATTGGCTCGCGAAATATATTGAGAGTCGATCTTGTTGATAAAATTCACATTATAACATTTTTTATAATGTTGGAGCGCATTTCAATCGAATTGTTCTAAAAAATTGAAATGAAAAAGGATTATAATTAACCCTACTAACAACAATAACGACAATGGTGCATATTTACATTTTGGAATTAGTAGAAGGAAAGTATTATGTTGGGAAAACGAACAACCCTGGTTTCAGAATAGACCAACATTTTCATTCTGGTGGCGCAGCGTGGACTAGAAAGTATCAGCCAATACGTATTGTAGAAATTATAAATGATTGTGACGACTACGACGAAGACAAATATACCAGAATTTATATGGATAAATATGGGGTTGAAAATGTGCGCGGCGGTTCATTTTGTGAAGAAGTTCTCGACGAGTCTACTATAAACATGCTAGAAAAAATGAGCAATAGTGTAAAAAATAAGTGTTTTATATGCGGAAAGGTGGGGCATTTTGCGAAAGAGTGTGGGACATGTAATAATCTAGAGGATATAGATAAATGTTTGGTCACCTTGGAAACATTTATCAAAGAAAAAAGAGAACTTGAAAAGATGAATGTGCCTTTTGAAATTCCTACGAAAGAAAATGGAGGAATTCCGATGCATAATAAACGACTCGGAAATTTTATTGGTCATAGAGGAGGTAGTTATGAAAATGACTTACTGGAGAAAGAATACATTCGAACAAAAGAACAGAAAAATAAAAACGAAGAATACATCCCCATGTTTGAAGTTATTCACAAGTCTCTTCAACTTTTACATGAAAAAATAGAGGAACAAAAACAATCGCCACCAAATACATCATTGGTGAATGACCTGCTTCTTCAATTCTCTAAACAACAAGGCATAACCATAAACGAAGAAACAATATCAAAATTATTACGCGGATTGTTTTAGTAAAACGAGTTATGCAATTTGGAATTGAAAAATGCCATCCAACGTTTCTTTGTTTCGCTGCGCATCCGCATATCCATCCTCCACAAGTTTATGAAAATGAAATTTGTCTTTGGAAAAAAGCGTTGTATAATCTGAAAGTGACAACCCCGCACCGTCGCTAGATTTCGGTAACGCACTTTTTTTCCACATATTTGGTGAAATGTGCAACACAGGCTCTGTGATATTCAAATAGGGGTGGGTGGAAAATCCTCCGTCATAGGAAAGAAAATTTTGATATACGTTCGTAAATCCACCGGTAATCAAAGGGATATGTGACGACGCAATACAACAATTTAATGCATCTTCAAGTTCATGAAATCCCGTAAAAATTGTTGTGTTCGTATGAATACCACGTCGAACCGAAAATCGAGTCTGCTCATCCACAGGTTCAATCGTCGTTACACCAATAAAAAGACGACGGAGGTCAAAATCTTCGGTTACATAGTTTTCCAAAACACGGGTTTTTATCAATTTTTCCATATCCTGAATGGACTTGCTATTTTGCAATTCGACGTCTAAAATTTTCGCCTGAATCGTTTCAATATCTCCTTTATAACATAAAAACAACGAATTCCAGGCACCCGCGGATGCTCCTGAAAAAATGTAATTGTCCAAATCGTAATGTTGTTTGATATATTTGCATATGCCCAATATATAAAATCCCTTGAAACCACCAGGACTAATGGAAATCAAGCGCTTATCTTTTACAAAGTCGTTTTTTTGGAGGAATTGATCCACATCCTTTTCATCAAACGTGTGCTTGTTTTTAATATTTCGTATATATTTCGAGACAATGGGCACCGGTGATATTTTTGGAAGGGATGAGTAAAACGTGCCTAAATTGTTTCGCAAAAATGGCGTTGGTGGGTTGTTTGCGTTTACCGTTTTATAAATTACGCTTCGTATCACCATGCTTGCTACTACATAAAAAAATCGGGGTTTCATCGTGTCTTCTTAGTATAACGCTACATTTTTGTATTGTTTTCGTGAATGTTGTTACGATATCACAACTTCGCCACAATCTTTGCGGGTTGAATATCGAACGCAATTCTCCATACTAACATTGCATTGATGTCTTTTATGTCAATTTCTAATTCAACTGCGCAATATTTTTCCTGAGTATATAATTTTTCGATGCAATTTGTGGTTGGATTCCTATGAATCGTGCCTATTATAACAGGACGGTTTCGATACAGAATTTCGAAACCGCGTTTCAACAATTCGTGATAGATAGGCTCTGGAAATTGTATATAGAAATAATCTATGAGACGGGTCGGTTTCATATATTCGTTTTCGGGTTTATTTACAATTGCATAAATTTGGCCCACATAGGAGAGGTATGTGCTTGTGCGATCAACAACTATGACTGTATCGCCGCGTGTAAAATTATGGGGTTCTGTGAGTAGGGGGGTGGACATATTGGTTTGTTTTGATTGTATTCTCAATATTTTACGAAAAATAAAGTCAATTTTCTTTTGATAAAAACAAGCAATTATGAAATAAACTGCATAAAGAATTTGAATCAAAAATTATTAGTGATTGATGAAAATAGTTATTATTTATACTTATTACAATAGCGAGGTGAGTAATTATAACCTGGGGTTTTTCGCAAAAACAGAGCTTTCGTATAAACCTGACGTAGACTATGTGATTGTGATCAATGGTCATGACTGTGCTGTTCAGTTGCCTGAACTGGCAAACTTGCGTGTTCTACGTCGCCCCAATGAAGGCTATGATTTTGGTGGACACAATGCCGCGCTGCAATATCTTTCATGCGAAAATAAAATATACGATTATTATTTTTTTATGAACAGCGGTGTCATTGGTCCTATCTTTCCCCACTATATGAAGAATTTTGATTGGAAACAGGTATTTATTCGAAAAATAACGGGTCGCGTAAAAGTGGTGGGAACTACAATCGTTTGTCTGAAAGAATATGATTCGGGCGGATATGGACCAAAGGTCGAAGGTTTTTTCTTTCTGGTAGATCGAACTGGATTGGAATTGTTGCTTGCCGAAGGAACCGTGTTTTGTAATCATGCAGACAAAATATCTGCTGTTATACATGGGGAATATGGAGTATCAAAATGTATGTTTAAACATGGATACACCATTGATTGTATGCTAACTCGATATCAAGGCATGGATTGGTCGGATCCAGCGAATTGGAATTTGAATTGGAAATTCGATAAGGATACAGAAGAGTTTGTTTTTCCATCTCGGAAAAATAGTTTTTATGGAAATTCAATTGACCCCTATGAAGTCATATTTCACAAATGGTTTTGGCACGGAACAGACACTGTAAATTATGATATTATTAAAAAATATGTCGGTGAATCCTAGTGGGGTATTTGAATGCGCAATAAAAAAAGGGTTGCCTTTTATATTTTTCTTTTGTAAAATATAAACTTCTACTTCTACGTTTGATTTCTACTCTACGATTTTCTTTTTATGTTGTTGTTTATGCGACCACCTTCTTCTTGACCACCTTCTTCACCGGCTTTGCAACCTCCTCTGCAACCTCCGCCTCGACTGCCGCTGGTGCTGCAACCGGCTCCGCCACTGCCTTCTTGACAATCTTCTTCACCGGCTTCACTGGTTCGGGCTCGGGCTCCTCTTCCTCCTCCTCTGCATCGCTGTCGGCAACCTCGGTTGAAACCACTGCTGCAACCGCAGAATCCTCCTCGTCGTCAGCAACTGCACTGGTAACAGGCTTGTCCATGCGACCGATCTCGTCCTCGGAAAGTTGAATGTGGCAACGACCGAAGACAGAAACCACTGCCTGAGGCTTGACGACGCACTGAACAAGCTTCCACGTAACGCCAGCGGCCTTGCCTCCGAACCAAATTCCACTGCATTGAAGCACACAAGCCACGTTCGACTTCTTCGGAATAAAGTCGATCGGTGACAAATTCTCGTTCTCACAGGGGAAGATCTTGTTCGAAGTCGTATCGTAAATCTCCACTGCCCAACGACCGCCATAATTCGGTACCTTCACACGAAGCGACGGAGGCTTGGTGTGATCAATCTTCTTGGTCGTCTTATCCTTCGAATACTTCAAGGAAGGAAAGAACGTATGCTTAACAACCTCGCGCGGCATCTGCTCACCAATCCAAGCCTCCGAATTCTTCACCATGTCATCAAGAATCTGATTCTCAAATGCCGTCATCTTCTCCAAAAACTCCTTCGACGCCGCCGTCTCATAATCCGCATTCGGAAAATTGAGTGACATCGTAAACTTGCCATCACTCTCGCCCGTCTTCTCATCCACATAATCGCTAATTCCCCACGTCATCATGAGAGGGGTAGCAATGTGAAGTGAACGATTCGACTGCGTGCTGATAATGTTAATCGACTTGCCACCGCGATCATTTACCTTCGGAGGCATATACTTGATCGAGGACGGGGTCCAGTCGGACACAGGAAGAACAACGGGAGCAGAAGGCTTCGACATTCTCAGATAAAACTAAACCGGGATGGGATGTTACAATAATCTAGAGCCTTGTCTTTAATTCAATTTTTTGCAAGACTATAAAAAATGCGCGCCAAAATGACCCCAAAAACGCTCATTTTTTGCACATTTGTTTCCCGAAAAAATGTTCTCAGCCGGATAACATATTCAAAATCTCCGCTGGATAATCCATGTCCTTAAGAACGCGAACAGCACCCTTAATTGCCGATATTCCCGGTTTCATCTTATAGGTATACACAAACGACCCAGTGTCGAGAACACGAACGCCCATCTTATAATTCGCTACGATATCCGACCCGCGGAACTTTTTGCAAATGGACAAGTAGTGCGTGGTTAGCATAAAATCCACGTTTTTATAGTTTGACAAATATTGTAAAAATGCATGCCCGGCTTTCGTTGCCTCTTCTGGATTTGTTCCAGAGAACAATTCGTCAAAGATGCAAAAATGACGTGATTTCGTGTTCGGGTTCTCACTCTCTTTCTGAATAATGTCCAAAATATCTTTGCATCTCCTCGACTCGGCTTGAAATAAACTATCTCTACCCGACGTGTCCGGAATGTTCAAATACGAATGAATATGCGTATAGGGAACCAGATCACAAGATCTATAAAAACCACACCCTAATTGTTGCGTAAGAATGATATTAATCGCCGTGGTTTTCAACATGGTTGTTTTCCCCGCCTTATTCGGAGCACTCAGTATGATGTTTTTGTCAAGGGTGCAGTCGTTTTTCACGGGGTTCTCATCCTTCAAGGATGGATAATATTGTCCTTTCAATATCGTATTTTGAGAACCATCCACAATGGATGGCGAAAAACTAGCATAATTCAAGGCCCCGGACGAAATGTTCTCGAACACACCACCAAGATTGTTTATATATCCTTCGAATCCCATCGAAAAATAAATCGCTGTTTCGTAGTCCGGGTTCGCATGTAATTCGTAAAAACATTTTAACATATAGCCAATATCGCCCAATTTCCCAAGTGTATTTGAAAATGGGGTTATGCGAGATAGTTCTCCACGAAGCGTGACCAATCGCTGCCTATGTAATTCCACGTCGGCGCAAAATTCACGATGACTTTCGCAATGCGTGGCGATTTGTAAATATGTCTCCATGCTATGAATCGAATAATTTACATAGTTTTTCATATGCACCAATGCATCATTCACGTATTTTGTATTTTTATAAAACCTCAAACAAGAGGTCGTGTTTTGATATACTTGTAATGCATATAAACCGAGAGAAAAAAATATGTATATTACGCGATCGAGTGTCAATTCGCTCAACGAGGACAATGTTTTTCCTATAAAGTGGTGGCGAGCGATAGTTTTCAGGACATCCATATACGCATCAAATGTTATCGGCACTCCCTGTAACTTTAATATCAAAAATGGGATGAAAAAAATGAAAAAGGGGATCGACAAACTCAACACGGGAGAACATAGATTTGCCATCGATAAAACTTCCAAAAAGGACTCCGATTGGTTTAAATAACGGAGTGAATTCCACTCGACATAGCCATATTTGTCCAAGAAATTCGTATTTGTTTTTACATCTTTCCATATACGGGATATTTCGTCGCAATTCATGGTGCACGGGTTATCTTCCATCGTTTTTTTATAATACCCCATTTGTTTCAAAATTGCCTGTGAATCGTCTAAATAAGCAGTGTTTGAGGTGTATTGTTTATTCCAAAGTGGGAGAACCCGTTTTGCAAACTCGTGTTTTGGTTGAAAATAACATTCATACATTGACGTGTTCTCTGATGTTGCCAATTCCAAATCAGCAGAAACAATGGGTGATAAATCATGCGTTTTTGTATAGGTGATGGGCAAATGAAAATGATCCTCGATTTTCGATTCCACGTTTTTGTTTACGCCAAATAATTCGTCTTGTATAGCGGTAACATATTCTTGATATTGAGTTTTTATGGTTTCAAATACCCCAATCGGTTGTGTCATTATAGTATATTATGGAAAAAGTGAGGAGATATAAACGCAAAAGGGACGGCACAAGGGACGGCCCAAAAGGGAACGGCACATGCCTCGTATATAATTTATAACTAAAAAACATATAAAATGGTAGGTTTATGTATATCTAGAAAAGTTGCAAAATCAACATGTGCTCCTACACATTAGAAGATTATAACAACATTTTATTTTCCGGATTTTCATACGGATTGCCCAAAGAGGTTTCTGATAAAATACAATCCTTATATGAAAATTTGGGGGTTATCGAAGCGGCGACCCCGGCACAGGTAAGTTCCGAGTCCTTTCCTAAAAAGACGTATAAAAATACAAATCAGGTTTTTTCCAAGCAAAAACGCAATCAAGGAGCAACCAGACTGGCCACGCCTCCTCCCGAAAGTTGGGAACGAACGCCTATTTTCAAATCTACAAAAATAGAGAAGAAAGAAGGTGTAGAAAAGATGATAAATGATATTCGTATTTGTTTAAACAAGATTTCGAATAAAAATTATGACACACAGAAAGAGACTATTTTGAAACACATTTCCGATATTATCGAAAAAGATGATTCCTCGGTATCTTCGGCCGAAGACGAGAACCCCGAAGACGATATGAATAAAATCGCAAACGCCTTGTTTGACATTGCGAGCACGAATAAATTTTATTCCGAACTTTACGCTACCTTGTATAAAGATTTAATACAAAACTACCCCTTGTTTCAAAAAATCATACCGAATTTCGTTCATAAATACAAATGTAGTCTGAACGCAATTGAAGTTGTTGATCCAAACGTAGACTATGATAAATATTGTGAAAACAATAAATTAAACGATAAGCGAAAAGCAATGTCGGCGTTTATTGTGAATTTGATGAAAAAGGGTATTCTAGAAAAGGAGTTTGTTCTTGAATTGATCGGCCATTTACAACAAATGATTACGACGTATGTGGATGTAGCTGAAAACGTCGGTATTGTAGATGAAATCACGGAGAACATTTTTATTTTTGTTACCATGTCGGTATCTGATATTTCGGCGATCGATGGTTGGGCCACAATTCTAGATCATGTTGTTATGTGTAGTAAATTAAAATCCAAAGAACATCCCGGAATATCCAGCCGATGTGTATTCAAATACATGGATATTTTGGATAGTGTCAAAAAAACAACTGCGGTTTCTACGGACGAGTAGACCACATTGCAAACTTATGTTATTTACTTTCTTCGGAAAAGAAAATAAATAGCCCCTTTATAGTATATAGTATACTCTATTTACAACATGGTGAAGTCGAAATTAGATCCAGAACACGTGTCTTACAAAGAAACAAAGGATCTGGACGAAAACGATCTCGGGCATGCATCTTCCGTGTATGAATATAGAATTTATGACAAAGATATGGAAATCGTTCTTGGGAAACAAAACACCACCTTTTCAAAATACAATATTGCATATTATCCAGTTTATTTAGTAGTGAATGATAAATTACAGTCTAAAATTGGCGTTTTAGAAGGAAATATAAACTCGATTGTCGAATGGATGGAAGACGATGGCGATATTACCATTCACCCAGAGAACATGATCATTTATGCTTCCAAAGATTATATTACAAAGATACTAGGGGAGTCCAAACGTGCCCCTGTTTTACCCGAAACTATATTAACTACGGATGACGAAGTTGTTTCTGAAGGCACGGTCGAACAGGAAACTTTTTTCGAACCTTCCGACGATGTCACATCCCTGCGCATTCCAGAAGAGAAAATGTCCAAAACAAACCAACTTGCTTCTCAGAAATTAGAGCAAGGTATTTTCAAAACAAACCCCACGACAAAAGTGCCAGATATGTTGCCGGAAGAGAAAAAAGAAGACTCGGATGCATTCAAGCAGGATTATCGTGAATCGACAAACCTTCCGTGGATTCAAACGTTTATGAAAAATAACAATTATGAAATCATGGACAACGAAGGGGGCGGGGACTGTTTTTTCGCCGTCATTCGAGATGCGTTTCGACAAATCGGCAAGGACACCACGGTAGAAAAATTACGCGCACTATTATCGAGAGAGATCACGGACAAAATGTATACCGAGTATCGAACATTATATACCAATTTTTTATCGGAACATCAAGATAAGGAAAAGGATATTCGTGATATTAAAAAGACCATTGCCATTTTGAAAAAGCGCATGACAGATAAGGCGCAAAACAAGGTCGAACAAAAAATGATATTGGAAGAGGCAAATAAACTCGTAGAGCAACATAAGAAATTGGTTCTCGAAAAAGCCGATGCAAAAGAACTGTTGGACGAATTTGTGTATATGAAAGACATTGACTCTTTGGAAAAATTTCGCGAATTTGTCCTCACGTCCAGGTATTGGGCCGACGACGCATCGATTTCTATACTTGAAAAACTATTGAACGTGAAAATTATTATATTTTCAGAAGAAGCCTACGACAATGGTGATCTGGATTCGGTATTGAAATGTGGTCAAGTAAGTGAGCATGACATGGAGCGACAAGGCAATTACCAACCCGATTATTACATTATGACCTGTTATACGGGAAATCATTACAAATTGATTCTTTATAAGGGAAAACATATTTTCAAATTTCGCGAGGTGCCCTATGATGTGAAAGCACTTGTTATCAATAAATGTTTGGAGAGAAACTCTGGTCCCTATTATTTAATTCAGGATTTTATGAATTTAAAGACGCACCTCGGTTTAGATGCACACGAAGGCGAGTCGTTTTCATCAGAAGATGATGAATATCTAATCAGAGATCTCTATGATAAAGATATTGTATTCTCTTACCATGCGACATCCAATGGAAAAGCAAAAACGGGGAAAGGATCCGGTGAAAAAATTCCAGAAGCACGGATCATAGAATTCCACATTTTAAATAAGATAAAAGACTGGCGCAGAAAATTGGATGATTCTTGGATCGCACCGATTACCGTGGATGGTCACCGATGGAATAGCGTGGAACATTATTATTTAGGGTCTCAATATAAGAAGGGGTTCCCCGATTTTTATTTGAAATTTTCATCCGATAGCGGAAGTGATATTTCGAAAGATCTTGCTATAGCAAAGGCTGCTGTAGGAAAATCCGGAAAATGGAAAGATCGCACATTGCGTGAAAAACATATCAAGGTAGACCCCGATTTTTTTGAAATCGGAAAGGCATCGCGCAGTAAATTGGAACGCGAAACCGCATTGCGTGCAAAATTCACGCAGAATTTGGATTTACAACAGGTGTTATCGGAGACAAAAATGGCAAAATTGGTTCATTTTGTCCGAGGAAGCGAACCGGAGGTAGATGAAACTCTTATGAAATTAAGATTGGAGTTGCGCAACTCGCAACAATAAGACCTTGGTTTCATGGATACATGACGATTATCCATGAAAAAAGAAAGAGATATCAAGTGAACGCTTGAAGGACTTGTGGATTTATCCCATCAATCGTATACCAATATAAAACAATGGGTTCGGTATTAAAAAACTCTAATCTCGCGTTGTTATCCATAAACACTATTCGTAGTCCGCCTTTGTCCGATTGACTGCCTGTATATTCAGCACTCGAATAGGTATACATAACATATTTTACCAAACGATGTTGGATAGGAGCGCCCAATGTATCCAACGCGGGACTAGTTCCTGCCTGATCCGTGTATATGTTTATATACAAATGGCCGGATGCGTCCATGACACGTTTCAACTCCGTATAAAAAGATGCAAATTGGTCAGAATAAGATGGTCGTATATACGGATCGATCGTGTCTGACATTTTTATAAAGTATATTCATATTTAAACTAAATCATACAAAATCGACTGCATAATCCGAGTTGTATTTAAAAAATTACATCACTAGTTTACAAAGCGCCGGTCATCCACACGTCGACATCGTGGAGAAACTAGGTAAATACCCAATAAATAAAGTTTCCAATGGGATAAAACACAAATATCCATAACCATAACATGGCGCATTTTATTTGATCCCATATTTTACCAAGAACCCACCATAATGGATAGGTATAGGTGTATATAATTGTAAACATCGCTACCGAAACCGCCATGGTTTTTTGACCAAACGGTGTGCTAAAAAACCAAAGCGCGGCAAAAACAATCATGTATATAGCAAAAAAGAATGCCACACATGCTGCCATTAAAATTAACCCTTTCGGGGCAAGTGCATTATTCACTGTATTATTTCGCCGATATTGTCCATGTGCTGTGGCGTGAGAACCACCACCTCCTCTGGCCATTTATATTATGTGCAGACTTTATTGCGAGAACCATGACATTTATCCAAACAAAGACATGCGCATTGTTTTCGCAACCCAGGGTGGCACCCCCGTTGTCCATTTCTCAACTTGACGAATATCTTCTAAAAACACAGGAGTTTTATAGTGTGTCTCTACAAAATTACAGTAGTCGCGAATCACGCCTTGAATGTTCTCTCCCTTTTTTGAAGAAATCGCACCAAATCGCAACGATTCACCATTCTGGTCTATGCAAAATTGTAAAAACGCTTCCATGTTATAGAGACAAATCGACGTTAACACATAATATGAAAACGCATTTGTTGTTTCTTTGTATCTTGTCATTCGCAAATTGTGTGACATCTCTGTTTTGTCAATCAAATCTTCGTATTGTAACCCATAATGCCGCAACACCTTTACCATTTGAAATATTGAAAACACTTGTTCCAAATACACCATTTTTTCAACCTTTCGGATAAGGTTCTCTCCTCCAGCATTTTTATTGGAGAAAAAAACAACGGTCACCAAAATATTGAGGAGCTCGGCCCAGGTTTCGCAATAGGTTTCATATAATCTTACGTCACACTGTATCGGAAAAAGTTTTAAGATATGTTTATCTGTAGCCGGTGTATCCTGTTCTGAGAAATCCAACCCCATATTATGAAACGTTTCATGAATAAACACTTTAAACCATTCTTCTTCTCGGTATAAATTCAATTCAGTGACCTTTTTACATTGTGTTGTAAATGCGGTGTTCGCATGAGATTGGTCAATATTCGTTCCGCGCGTAGTGGGCAATGTTTTCAAAATGTCTGTGAAATAAATATAGATATTCATTTTTTGAGAGCAACGTTCGGGAGCATATTGCTGTGCCACGGTCAACCATATTTTTATCTTTTTTAAACAGGAAATGATTTCGGTTCTCGATTTGTTTTCATAAACAATCGCAATTTCATAGTGGCGGTTATGTATTTGAAATGACATATTGCAGCAATGACGTTTCATTTGATGAATACGTGTTTTTATTTCCTCTGGAAAATATTCATAGTTATATCCAATGGGCAAATCATCTGTAAATGTTGCCGATGCAGAAAAGGCATCCGCGTCTGTTTCGATAGAATGTTTCGCTTGTTTTATAGAATGTAAAAGGGTGCCCAGAAACTGTCTCGATTTCTGTGAAAATTTTGGCGGTTTTTTATGATTTGGTAGTTTATGAAAATGGGCATCTACAAACTCTATCATGACATCTTTTGTCATGGTTGAACTATACTAGGATTATATATTTTTTTCGCGGAAAATTGAATAATCAAACCCTCTCTTTTCTGAATAACAAGCAAGCATCAAAACATGGGAATCAAACATTTGAACCGATTTTTAAGAGACAACTGCACGAGCAAATCTTTGCGGAAAGTGCATTTGAAATCCCTCTCCGGAAAAAGGGTTGTGATTGATACGAGCATTTATTTGTATAAATTCCTTGGTGAGAATGCATTGTTTGAAAACATGTATTTGTTCATATCCATTCTAAAACACTATAACATTACGCCCATCTTTATATTTGACGGGAAACCTCCGCCCGAAAAACGAGATTTGTTATTAAAACGTCGGATTGCCAAAAAAGACGCAAGGGAAAAATATGCATTGTTACAATCCGAATTGAATGAGAGTGATAAATTAAATGAAGAAGAGAAAAAAGATTTGATATTAGAAATGGACATATTGAAGCGACAATTTATACGTGTTCGTGACGAAGATATTCAAACGGTAAAATCACTCATGGATTCCTATGGCGTTTCGCATTATGATGCCCCCGCAGAAGCTGATCAATTATGTGTCTTTTTCGTAAAAGAAGGGAAAGCTGATATTTGTTTTAGCGATGACATGGACATGTTCCTTTATGGTTGTAATTTCGTAGGCCGAAATTTGAGTCTATTGAATCATACCATTATTTTATACGACACACAAAAAATATTAAAAGACGTAAATATGTCGTATCCACATTTCTGCGAAATTATGATTTTATCTGGAACGGATTATGACATTCATTGCCAAACCTCATTGATGGAAACGATAAAATGGTTTCGAGAGTATAAAAAATATGAAGAAACCTGCAGGAAAAAGGGTGACAAGTCATTCGGGTTTTATGTTTGGCTATTTAAATACACAAAATACATCAAGGATTTTCATAAACTACTGAAGACTTACCAAATGTTTCAACTGAATTCCTTTTCCGAATTAGCGTCATGGCGTGATGTAGAACTTTCCGATGGCACGTATAACGAAGAGAATTTGAAATCCATTATGGAAAAGGAGGGGTTTGTGTTTGCATAATGGGGTGGTTTCCATTTTTTATCGATACGGTTTTATCGATATGGCTCTTGATTTGATGTCAACATGTCTCCGTAAACATGGTTTACTTGATGACACATGTTTTCAAGATCGATTCGCCGATGACCATATTTCCATTCTGTTTTATTACGAACATGAAAGATGTGTTGTGGTATATCTTCCGGGTGAATTCGTTCCTCACAATCATATCGCGGAATATCTTCCATATGGTCAATGCGAATGTATCGATTCAATAATGTAGACAATGCCACATCGTCTGGTAAATAAATAAGATCTTCTGTAAATACATTCGGCTGATACATCAAGTCCAACAATGACGTTACAATATCGCGCGAAACTATAAACCCGGCGCCTGAAATAAAAGGAATGCCTTCACGAAACAGTGTTTGTCTTGCCGCCACATAGTTGGATTTCGGCCGCGTCATTAAAAAATCCAAAAGACGAGGGATATGATAAAAGGAAGATAGGTTTGTGCGTAAGATATAGTCATAGGAAAACAAGTCGTTACACAGTTGCATTCCTGCAAACGTTTTATATAATATACCCGGTTCATACCACTCTTTGTGCTTATGCACGATCTCGTTTTCACTGACGATGGCGTCGTATTCTATATCCGGGTCAGAATATAAAAAAAATGCTTTTACATTCGAAAACAATGACATGTATCGCTCCCACTGTGCTTTAAATTTATCATAATCTTCTGTGTGCGATGCGATGATTAATAGAATTATATCATAGTGTTTCTTTTCGTGTTTGGTTTTATGATGAATATTTACAACGGGATGCATGATATAGATATCTTTATCTGAAGATATCTATATGATTTTTTAGCTTAAAACAATACGAAATTGCTCAAAAACTCCTCATATCGCGGAGGCAAATTCCGATTCTCTTTCACAGACAGTTTCGTGATTTTATTACGGGGGCGAATCAAAATGTCTTGGAAATTCTCAATACGTTCTTTCAACTTCTCTTCATCGGTATACTCTTCTTTGTTGAACTCTTGGTGCGCAAAATTCTCCAATTTATTCTTAATAAACTTTGCATCGCCAAAATAAGACAAATGCCACCCACCCTTTTCTATAATAAAATAGGGTTTATTCATACGAATGTGTTGTGGTTTGCATTCGCAAATAACATATCCTTCATAGGTGGCAATTTTCGGGTGCAACCATATTTCGCTCATAATTGCGTTTAAATTATAATAGAAAAACTGTTGACGAAGGCTTGCTACCTTAAATTTGAAACTCTCCTTTTGTTTGAGTTCGACCAATTCTACTGGATTCGGAATTTCGTCCACATCTGTAATTAAAATCAAATCGTCTTTGCGCAACGCCAATTGTGATATTCCACGGTCAATTGCATTTCGTTGAAGATTTTCATTTTTCCACTGTTCGTTCTCGGTTACATCTGGCACAATCAACTCATCCACCACAACATGAATAATTTTATGATGAAATTCCTTATAGCGATCCTTGTTCTCATTGTAATAAAGAGGTTTGTCTTTCCCCGCATGTGTCTTCGTTGCTTCCGCTATAACAAAATAATCGACGACATCATTCAACACTGTCATGCGGTAATATAACATCTCGAGTTCGTTATAAAATGTGAATCCATCGATCAAATAACGCGGTCTTACGGTGGGAATAAATTCATCAACCGGCTTTTGTTCTTGCAGTAAGACCGGTTCTGATTTTTTAATTACTTTTTCTACAAAAGGCATAGGCTCTTCCTCTGGTATCGGAGGAAGACCTGCATCGGCCGGTGTAAATTCATTTGTGAATTCAGGTTCTTCCTCTTCTTCCGACGAAAGAATTGGGCCCGCTTCCTCCATAAAATGGGGTTGATTGTAGTAATAGCGGATTTGTAAAATAAAGTTCTGAATGTCATCCATTCGATATTCCAAGGAGTTGTCCCCAATCGAATCGTCCTTCTTATTACGAATGTGAAATAGGTCTTCATTGTCATATATGCGAGGATCAACCAATCCTCGGCACTGATATTTATGTCGATGCAAACTACGAAACTCGGGAGGATAATAGAGTCCCTTTTCGTCATAATCCGCGGGAGATAAGAAATTATAGAACACCATGCTAATGCCGAGATCATCTGCCACACCCAATGTAGCGTTTATTCGGGGGTCATTTTTCTTTATTTCGTCGCAATAGTTCACAACCACGTCTCTCGATACAATAAATCCTGCTCCATGCAAGAATATGAATTTTTCGTCCAATTGTTTTCCAAAATAGGTGTTTACAAAATTTATTTCTTCTTGCTTTTGAGGAACATTGGGTAACATGTAAAATTGACTACCCACATATCCGGTGCGAGACTGTGTATTTAAATAGTTCAACAACCGCGGAATATGATAAAACGAGGATAGATTCGTTCTTACCATGTACTCGTAGGTAAAAGATTCGTTACACAAATTCATTGCATGAAGTGTTTTTAATAAAATTCCCGGGACATTGCATTCGGGGTGTTTATGCACAATCGAATCTTCCGTGACCAATAAATCACAAGGGATAGTTTCATCTGAAAATAGAAAAAAAGACTTTACGTCAGGAAACGCGTTCATATAGGATCGCCAGCAGTTGATAAAAAAATCATAGGTTTCACCCCTGGATGCAATAATCAAAATAATGAGTTTGTAATCCTTTTTCTTTGTAAACTCTTGGTGCGCCTGTTCGGATGCAAATTTTACGTCCATCGTCGGATTGACCTTATAAATATATACTTGTCCTATATATTTATATCAAATTCGGCAAATATATTTTTTACATAATCGATGCCAAATAACTTCCTTGATAATCTTCAATTCCAGTATGTGTTAAATTAATCGTAACATCGACGTAAATCTCGCCACCCATCTTCGACCAACGATGGCAAAACAACCAATCTTCGGAATAGTAATGGTCATCTTCTACGCCACAGTCGAAGAGCGCATATGCGAAATCATTCTCCGTTCCCACTAAAAATCCAACGTCATCTGTGTATTTCGTAGAAGGAAACGCTTTAAACATCTTTTCGAGCATACCGCGCTGGATCATCATAAATCCCGTCGCTAAATGCTTCACTCTCGCCAAATTTTGGTCAATGGACAACGTATTTGTCAAATAGTTCATGTTATAATTCAACAAATTGTATTGTAGATAACGCTCATCGTCAATTCCCTTAGTCACTGACGAATTATCACGACGATCAAACCAGGATTGAATCACATTGGCGTTTTTACCGTCTTCTGTTTTCACCAAAAGTTTGTGCCAATTGTGGCGTTTCAATGGGTATACTCCACCAACCAAGGGTTTGTTCGAAAGGATCAACTTTAATACATCAATGGGTGACCAACTAATATCGTTGTCAATAAAAATAATATGAGTCATAGTGGGGTCATTCATCGCCTTTGCTACCAAATTGTTCCTCGCACGAGACACCAAACTATCATTTCTGCAAAATTGGACGTGCAATGGTATGTTCAATTTGCGGAATACATCCTGCATGTTCATCATACATTGCACGTAAGTGCAATAGCACAAACTAGCAAAACAAGGCGTCAATAAATACACAACCGGCTTGTATTTTACAATATAATCAGCAATTTTTTTTTCTAGACTTTCGTCGACGACATGATCCTGCACGTCATTATTTTCTTCTGTCGACTGTGGGACGTCATTCGACTGTGGGACGTCATTCGACTGTGGGACGTCATTCGACTGTGGGACGTCATTCGACTGTGGGACGTCATTCGACTGTGGGACCACCGGATCCTCCCTTACTTCAAACACTATATTGTCTTCCATAGACATTCCTATATAGAATATATCGTTCCAGTTTTTATATAGATTTATCCATAATTAATTATTCGATGACATGTTAGATGGTCTTCAAATATCATTTACACCTTTGAACATTGTAATACGCACAAACTGTGGATAGTGTTCATCAATATATACCCCCATAAAAACGGGAAATCGTATACAACAACTGTTGTATGCATCACGTATATAAATGTTTGTATATATGTGATGTTTCTGAGGTTTTATTTCAAATTTCTTTTTTGTTTATGGGTTTTTTGTTTATGTTTAAGCAGTGGCAACAACAACCTCAGCCTTGACAAAGTGGGGCTTCATGAACTTTTGGAGGTTGAAGTAGGTCAACTTGTCCTCCTTGCTGAGCTTAAGAAGCTTAGTGAGCTTGTTGTCGGGGTGGATAATGCGGCCATTCTCCTTGTCCTGAAGGTTGTTGGCGTGAATATACACGTTCAACTCCTTGCTAACATCCGTGCGAGCCATCTCCGTTCCAATCTCCTTGCCGAGGAACTCAGCAAGCTCGTCGCTAATGCGAGTGGGCTTCACGAAGCCAGAAGGCTTGCGGTTGCCACTGTTCTTGCGCTTCTTCGACGAAGCCTTTTGGGCGTTCTTAAGTTCACGGCCAACTTGCTTGTCCAAGTTCTTGAACTCGTTCTTGAGCGTGGAGACCACAGCATAAAGTTGCTGGATTCTCGCACCGAACTCGTTCAACTTGGTAACAAGAGCGGGGGTCTCGACGACGGAGGCCGTGACGGCGGGCGTGGTGGCAACGCTCGTCTCAGCAACGGGGGCGACGGCCACATCGGCCTTGGGCTTCTTCGCACGAGGGGCCTTCGTGGCGGTGGCGGTAGCCGATGCAGAAACAGGGGCAGGGGCAGAAACGGGGGTGGTGGTCTTATCGGCGGTGGACTTTGCAACTCTAACCATGGTAGCTAGTATATCCTATTAGGATGATTTGCTTTTAAGTGATTTCTCGGATAAATATATATTTGTAAAAGTTCGGGTCGTCGCCAGACCATTTATAGTGACAAATGGTTTGGGATTCATTTTTTATTTTTACGCATAAATAAAATACACAAAAAACAAAAAAAACAGAACACAACTATACAATCGATTCGTATAACCAAGGCATGGCTGTTCTTGCTGGAATGGAGACCATGGTTAATCCGGACAATGCATGAAATGTTCCCAATTTACGATGATCTTCATCTATGCCACTATATACCATATTTTCGAAAACAATTAAGCAAGCCATTTGCAATTGACGATAATTTAATTCAGAAGGGTATATGGGTCGATTGAAAATGGATTCGAATGGACCATGAAACGGGCAAATTCTATTACGCACCGTTCTTGGCATTTGTCCACGATAATTCCAAATTTCGTATAAAACTCGATAGAGTCTACCATATTCATTGTGTGTTAAATTCGTAAACCACGTGCTTTGTGTATAATTTCCTAACTGATCTATTTCTGCAAACAACTCGCGAACACGTTGATCTATGGGTCGATTGCGCATTTCGCGAATTCGATTTAACCTTACCACGGATTCGTTGTCCTGAATGGATGTCACGTTTATAGGCGGTTGATATGGATCATAATCTAGTTCGTTGGTCCGAACTGTGTTATTATTCACAGGGTTTTGTCGCGCAACTCTTTGTGGTTCTGCATAATTTTGAGCAGAACCATTTTGAATTGTCACTTTCGTTGCATTTTCGTTACGAAAATCTTCGAACAACATGATTGATGTATTGTAAACGCGTATTATATCCGTAACAATATGGGGCGGAATTTTTTCGCGATTATAGGGATTTGTTATTCCGTAACCGCTTGATTTTACCAAATGCATTAAGGATGAAATATGAAATCCATAGATAAACTCCTTATCGTCTTTGTAGCTATAAAAATGAGAAAATGGTATTTCAGGCAACGGGTCCATGGTTACAAAATCGGTGTCATTCACGCATAAACTCCTATTTTTTAACGCGGGTCCTCGTGATTGGATACATAACCGCACAAGTCTTCCTCTAAATATGCGCTGAATTGTTATCGACGAGTTTGTTTTTTTATAATGTGTTTCTATTCGCTCTATCAATACCGGCTTTGTTCCTGTAATGTGCAATTTATACGATTTTGCAGCATCCTTTAATTCGGCCAATTTAAATGCCATAAGATTTATTTTCTTGTTGACATAATTGTCATAAGATATGACAAGCCCTGAATCTACCGGGCTTTTTTTATGAAATGTGCGCTTGGGTTTTGGTTTTAAGATCGTTGTTATGAAATTATTTTGAGAACAATCTGTCATTGTGATTGAATTACTCATTTTCACGTTTTCGAGGGAACAATCAATATTGAAATGTGTAAAATTTGCACTGGTTTCCATCCACTTGATATATAGAAACATAATTTTTATTTATGTGTTTTTTCAAATATCATAATTTTCTCACTCGGCAATTTATGTGTTGTTACGTGAACATTTTTGTTATACATGGGTTGAGTCGATTTCAATTTGAAATATTTTTTGGTAATGGAATTCATATCGTTCACCAAATCATACTTTTCGTTCGTGTTTTCCGATCCATATCCCGATAAAATATAACATAATTTTCCACCCGCCTCGAGAACATGATGACACAATTGTATCGTTTTTTCCCAATAGTTTTCTAGCCATTCCTCGTATGTTTTATAGAGTTCCGTGCTTTGGTTCGCACTGTCATAAAGTTCTAATTTATAGTAGGGAGGACTGAAAAAAACAACATCAAAATGCCCTTTATATTTATTTAAAAACGCAGGGGTTCTCGCCAATTGTTCAGATGGTTTGCAATAAATGGTGGTTGTTTTCTTTGGTGCGAGAACATGTGACAAAAGTTTGGTTTTTCTACATACACTGGGTATAACATCTGTTCCTACATATTCTATCACGTCAGGGCACTCCAAAAAACCATACATATAGGATGACCATCCGAGCGTAGGTGTGAAAATTTTGGTTCCATGTAATACGCGTTGATTCAAAGAATACACCAAATAAGGGTTTAAAATGGACGCTCTAAAATAATACGAGGAAAATACACTTCCTATCCTACCTTCTTTTATGTAATGAATCGCACTTGGTGTCAATAACTTATAATCAATGTGATTCCGTAGATATAAATCCTCCACCATATCCAAAAATGTGAGTTGGTTCTCTATACCGGACTGGGTTTTCTTTAAAATGTCATCCATATAGATGTTGCGAATCAGGTTTTTGTATACAATTTCCTCGTTGTTATTCATATGTTGGGATTTCATCGGTGGTATATCAATATGCAACTTGTCAGGATGTATTTGTAACGATAAATTATAAAATCGCGTTAAATATTCATTTCTATCAACAACATTCTGATAGAGTTCCTTTATATCTTCGCGTGTTACTTTTTTATTTTTAATATACTCTTTCAATGACATGTCTCGAACCGTTGCAGAATTAAAAAACGCTGTGAATGTATTTTGTGGTTCGGTCGGTTTTGAAAACCGACGTAAGAAGTCATGTAATGTGAGATATTCCATTGGGGGTTATATACTTGGGAGAAAAGATTTATGTGAAAACTGTAAAAATTGAAGGGTTTGTTGGTTTCTTTAATTTTTACGTAATTTAGATACCCGAAAAATAAAAACAAATTTCTCCCTGAGAAAATCCGTTTTGGACATTTATAAATGTCCATTTTCCAAATCCCAACCCTTTTCTTTGTTTTAAAAAGTTGAAAAATCGATTTTACTGCATAATGCTTTAAATTCCAAAAAAATAACGCAAAAACGTCACTGCATAAATTTTCGGGGCCCGGACCGGCCCTCAAAATACGAGAAACGGTTTCCGTTTTTGGAAACCGGTGATGCGCAATCTCGCATTTTCACATGTTTCCGCGGCGCGTTACCAATTATGCATTTGATATTGCAATATCGTAAAATAATTACCACGGCATAAACGTGAATTTATGCATTGTGGAAACCGATGCGCAAGCATTCAACGTCGCACCATAAATGCAATGTATCTGAAAACGTTTCTATTGGTAATTCACTGCATAAATGGGCGTTTCCGGTGTCCTCAAAAATGTCCAACGACCCCTTTTTCGGGAAACGGAATTGACATTTTTTTCAGGGTCGTTCAAAAATCATTCAAAAACGCGCATTTTTTTAAAGCATCGAAATCAGTGTGCGGTTCTTTAGGCGTTTTATTTTGTATCCATACTATAACTGGTTTTGGAAACAACGAAAACGTTAAAAACGTATGGAATCGATTCGTAAAACAATGAATGATTTGTCGAGTGAAGAACAAAATAATGATAACGACACCGCTGATGATACATCGATAGAGGAAACCAATGAGAAACATGCGAAACGCAAATCAAATCCTTCTTATTATTGTAAACATTGCAAATTCACATCCAAAAATAAAACGGATTTTTCAAGGCATGAAAAAACAGCGAAACATATTGCGCAACTCCATGCGATTTCCGCAGAAACTACGATCGCACCATCCCCGGCAACATCCTATTGTTGCCAACAATGCAATAAAGAATATAAAAATAGAAGTGGCTTGTGGAAACACGCACAGCAATGCGAAGCAAGCGCGAAATCAGAAACGCCGATGCAAAATGAATCTCAAGTATCCCCCACAAATACGATGGTATCAAATGAAATGATAATGTGTCTTATTCAACAAAATAAAGAGTTACAAACAACGCTCATTGAATTGGCAAAAGAGGCGAGAACCGTAAATAACACAAGTAATACCACGAACAATCAATTTAATTTAAACGTATTTTTAAACGAAGAATGCAAACACGCGTTGAACATACAAGAATTTATAGATTCTATCAAAGTCACTCTGGAAGATTTTATGGAAACAGGCCGGCTGGGGTATATGCAGGGGATCACGCGCATATTGGTGGATGCTGTTCACAAATTAGATGTGAAGTTACGCCCATTCCACTGCACGGACATAAAACGAGAAACTCTTTATATTAAAGATAAGGACACGTGGGAAAAGGCAAACGCTGAAAAAACAAAACTACGCAATGCAATTACGCAAGTAGCAAGAAAAAACTTGAGCATGTTAAGTGTTTGGCAAGCGCAAAACCCGGATTTTGTGAAAATAAACACGCCGGAATGTGAAGAATTTATTCGTCTTTCGTTGGGCGTGGTTGGGTCGCAATATTTAGAGGAACAATACAAAACCGAAGATCGTATCGTGAAAAATATTTTAAGAGAAATTGTGATCGACAAAAAAGTTTCTCACATTGATAATGCTTAATGCAGTCGTATGGTGAAATATTCTTTATGAGAGCCATAAAGAATATTTGTGTTTAGTGTTATTATTTTGCATTTTTATGATACATCGGTTTATATTTTGTTATTTCTTCGTGGTCATGACCCATTTACAGATTTGGTTTAATTCGCCGACCCATCGTCGCCCTCTGTCTTAGGCTTTCTGTTACCAGGTGGGCGCTTTCCACGCACCGTAGTAAAACCGTCCTCCTTCGCATCGCCGTCCTCACGAATCACGGAACGAGGACCAGAACGCTTATCCTCGCGGTTGCGAGGGCGGGCAACGTCATCACGAGGAGGGCGGGCACGACGAATGGGGCGCGCCGCAGACTCTTCGGCGGGGCGCGTGAAGCGACGCGTCTCACACATAAGCGATCCACCCTTGATGCCAGCCACGTCCGTTGCCTGATACTCGTGTGCACTGTTCGATGACTTAATAAGCGTGAACTCTACGTATTCCCCCTGAACAAGATACTTGTATTGAGAATTCGTGACGCGGATGCTGGAATAGTGAATAAAAATATCCTTCTTGTCCAACTCTCCGTCGCTTACGGTAATAAAACCATAACCCGCCTTATTGTTGAACCACTTGACTTGTCCCAAAATTCTGTTCGGCTGAGCATCGCTGGAAACTTCCTCACTGGAACTCATCGTGTGTAACCCGGGGAATTATGGTTTATAGATGAATATGTGTTTATATTGTTTTGGAAATATTTTATTTTTTCAGTGCATAGTGCATTTCATGGTGCCGACACAAATAATCTATACAATCCGTCATAATTTGGAGAACCTGTGTAGGACAAATTATAACAATGCTTCAAATAGACGTGGATGTTTTCACCAAATGCGAACAATTGTGCGTCTAGGTTCTCCCATGATTTTAATCTTTTGCGAAGTAAATTTTTGGGATGACAAAGGAGGTTTTCGGGAATGCCATTCCCAGTTGGCATTTCTATTGTTTCCCATGGCAACTCTTCTTTGCATAAAACCATATACATATACCCTAATGAAATCAAGTCGTCTCGCCTGGATCCATTTTCCCCACAATGGATATTATAACTTGCGTATTTGGGAGAACCCAAAATCGAGTCTTTTTGTTCAAGGTTCTCCACATGATCTAATTTATCATCCACATAAAAGGTGGACAATCCAAAGTCTATCATATAAAGTTCGTTGTTACGGATCATGAAATTTTGAGGTTTTATGTCTCGGTGTAAAACATAGTGGGTGTGAATGGATTCTACTATCGATATGGCACTTGCCATAATCCTGTCGACTTTTTCTTTTGAAACACCTGATTTCCAAAGATCGAGAAGAGAACATTCATAAAAAGACATCACACATGCAGCATTTTCTTGGAAAACACCAAACCAATGAATTAAAGGCACGGCCCGGCAACCATGTTCATGCAGATACTTTAATATTGTGGTTTCATGTTTTAATACACGAAACGGACTTTGTGAGGATTCGAACTTGATCGCCACCGGCTCCAATGTTTTATAATGGCATCCACGATGCACTTCACCAAAGTTTCCTTGGCCGATTTTTTCTAGTAACGTATATTTATTTCCAACTCGGAGAGAACCTTGCATCGATGATCATGAATTTTGTCGTTTCTGGAAAGAATTCCAGGAATATCTCTATATTTTTTAGGGACACAATGTATAGAGCACCGAACATGAAAATCGTCACACAGTTGTTGGATGAATTCGAAAAAAATTATATATATTTGAACATCGTCGTTCATGCGATATTTTTCGCGGTGTTTTTGGGAATTGTTTATGTAAACACCTCCTATTTGAGACAACTGAACATATTGATACAACTTGTGGTATGCGTGTTTTTAATGATACGGTTTCATCCCTTCCGAAAACATGAGTTTCATCAATACGACGCGGGAATTATATTTAGTTGTGCGTTGTTTTTACTTTTTAATTTGGGAGTCGTGGAATCCGTCAAACAATATTTACCATCGTTGGAAATGAAATAAAACTGTAACTGCAAATACGTATATACAAAGAGAACATTATGCTCGAAGAAACAGAAATACATTCTATTTATGAAAATGCAAGGAAAGACCCTTCCTTGTTCTCCACCTTGGACATTGACAACATACTTTCTTCTGTGGAAAATGAAAAAAACGACTATCTTGAGAACAAAACAACAACAACCGTAACACAAGAAATATATGAAAAATTATCGGAATTGTCTTTGTCGGGCGAATCCGTCGAAGTTCTCTGTAAAAAACTCATTGGATATCGTTACGTAGATGAAATACATGAATTACATAAAGGAAAAGTGGTGTCGTGGATAAGAATTCGAAAAACCGCAACACAAGAACAGTTGGAATCCACCGGAGAACTAAATGTCGAACCTTATTCAATTCAACCCAAATTGACCGGCACGGGCATTGTTGTCAACATTAAATTTTCAGATAAAGGCACAAATGTTGTGATATCGAATCCGCCAAATCAACGGTTTACGCAATACCGGTTTGACGACTGTTATACGTTTCAAAAAATGTCGGAGGAAGAACAATTGATATTGATGGCTTACGAGTATTTGGATAAAAATAAAACTTGATGTGGGCAATTATTCTATCTTTATAGTATATATTAAATATTATAAACATAGAAATGCAGAAAGGTGGTGATTTAGGAGCAGACGCTGCATTCAAAAAGATATTAAGTATCGGATATGAATTTGAATGCAGTGATCTTGCAAAATTGTCTCTCCATTCGAATAAGAAAACCTTTATCAATTCGGATCTCGCATTGAGAATCTTGAAAGAAAAAGTAGACAGAAAAAGCATAAAATACGTGGACGATCCCCACTATCTTCATGTGCGAATTCCTATTCATAAAAAAGGCAGTGATGCTCTGATTATGACGGAAGCGGAAGAAGAGGAAGACGAAGATGAGTTTTTAAAAGAGTTGAAAGAAGAGTTTCCTGAAGAATACGAAGAAGAAATAAAACAAAAAAAACAAATCGCACTCGAAAAGAAAGAGAACGAATCCTATCTCGAGTATTTTTTCGAAAATCGTAAAACAGACAATAAAGAAACCGTAAAATTTTTCATCACCAACGATCTGGCAGACACCGTATTTAACAAAATGTTGAAAGAAAAGTGCAAGGAACTAACCATACCAAAAAACGACATGTATTTTTTCAAAACCAACAAGGGTAAACTTTATGACATCAAGTTTTCGGAGGAAATTGCGACAAACGAATTCTGTGATTCATTTTCTAGTGTAGAATTCGTAGTGACGTATTATAGCCCAAAACGTGACTTTGCGAATGTTATTATGGACACGTTCGTGGATGCATGTAGCCGTGTTATTGACCACATGGGCGACTTGAAAAAAATAAAGGGAGAACTAGTAATGCATGATAATAAAAAGACACATTATACACAGACCGGCCCTTTGGGAAAAGATCGTTGTTTATACCATAAACCAGGAACAAACGTGTTTTACATGGATACCTATGATGATGAAGAAATAGAAGAGTTACAAACACTAAGCAACGCCAGGCTCGTGCCGCAAATGACGTTTCGAAGCAAAGCACAAGACAGTCTTTCCATTATGAAAGAAATTCTGAGGTTGCACGGGAAAGTGAAAAAAGGAAAGTCCGTGGCCAAAGACATGATCTATGAAATGGAAACCATTGTGTTTGTTGAAACACAAGTCGACGCTTTAATCAAAGAACACAATGAAACCTCGAAAAAAAAGATTGATTTATCCACCGACATTGGTAATACATTAAAACTTTATTTGGTCCTTATCTTTTACAAATTGAACATGTTTATACTGAATCACGTCAGCATTTTCACAAAAGAAGGTTATTTAAAAGATTTTCTTACGTTTTCATCCAGACATTCCAACGGGACTTTATTTGAGCGCGTGAAAGAAATTTTTCGCGAACATTATGGGATTGGAACTATGGAGCAGGTATATAATTTTTTGAACAAACCAAAAATCATTGAAACCTTTTATGAAAAAGAGGAAGGCGAGGAAGATGAGGAACATGATTTTGACGAAGATGGGAATTACAAATATAACTATGACGCACATGTTACGGATTTACCCGAAGATGACCCCAATTTCGGAAACCCTCTTTTTTCGATGCAATCCTATTTCAAATACTTGGAATCCAAAGAGTCGGATTGGTTAAGAGATGCAAAATACGACGTATTTTCAACGACGTTCGAATTGAAATCAGATGAAGTCTTATTGGAAAACCGCTATTTCTTGTATGAAATAAATTTTTATTTGAAAAACAACACAACATCGAATTTCGCAGCCAGAGACTTGACACTTCGCAATATGCAGTCAATCGTGAACACGTTTTATGGATCGAAAATGAAGAACATGATGACGTTGACCAAACATCCCAACAAACAACGCGTCACTCGTAGATCAAAGTCGCAATTGAGTAGACAGAGTAAAATGACCGCCAAAGTTGGCCCGACATCGAAATATCGCACCTTGAAATCAAAGTCGAAAACCATTCGCAACAATCAAGTGGATTTGCCAAAAAGACTTTCTGTGATTGTGGAGGGCGAAGAATAAATAAATCAATCCAAATAAAAAACAAGTTTATAATTGTTTTTTATGATATTGGAAATAGTTATGCGTATACAAACAACCCTACTCTTCGAGTTTCACCAGAATTCCCATCTTGACCAGTTCTCTCAAATACTCTTGCGCGAGATCTCTTGCAATCTTATTCTCCGATTGAAATGTAGTCGGAATTCCGGATAGCAATGCATCGCGCGTCGTTTGACCATCGGGCTGCCTAGAAATAAACGAGAGAATATCTCTCGATGCACTGCCTTCTTGTAGACCATGCTTGGTGTTGTTGTGCCAAACCACACTTGGCGTTTGGCTGACAATCCGGCCGTTCCGAACATCCTCTACCAAAGACTTCCAATTTGCAACAAGTTGATACGACATACTGACTGATAATTTGGAGTAAAAAATGCGAAAAAAATCGAATCAATTTTTTTTCACATTTGCGTTGGAAAACTGGCCAAAATCGAGAAAAACACTCAATTTTACACCATTTCGATTGTAAATCTTATACCGATTGTACATTACGATTCAAAATGCCGAGAACCTGTTGTAACGTTTGAAGAATGTGAGGTTTCGACCCTTGTTGTTGTATACCCATGGTTACTTTCGATAATAATAAATAGATTTGTCTTTGTGTCGCCATGTCAAGTTGTGTGTATTTTGTCAAACTATTTATCGTTTTGTATAACACATTTATAATCAAAGGCCTGGGTTGTCGCATTTGTATCGCATAGATTATGTTATATACAGCCGTTATTAAATCATACAAATTTGGCGGAGGGATTTGTGCAGGGGCAGGCGGAACAGTTGATGGTCGTGGCGGAACTACGACAGGAGCAGACGGTAAAGTGGGCGACGGTAGATGCGTTGGTGCGGTTTCCGCGGAAGACGGAACTGGTGGAAGAGAAATCGAAATGCTGACAGACGGCAAAACATTGATGGCAAATTCTCCTTCATAATTTCCAGGAGGAGATGTGTTCATGGTGACATCGACTTTCGCAGTCGCAGCATCAATCGAGATACCCATTCCAAATCGTGTGCTTGATTTCCACACCAAACACGTGAAATGCCCGGTGGCCGCGGAAAACACAGGGTTATTGTAATCATATACAGTATATTCGTTATACCAATCATCCACGGCTTTTTTTAATAAGGTCATAACATCTGTTCCATAACCTTCGTAATAGGCCAAATTTTCACCGTAAGATTCATTCCCACTATGTTGAAACCGCTGTTCCGTCAAAAGCGTGTTCGACCACTGTTGTGAAAATGATGCGATACTTTCATCCCAGGTTAATGGTGGTGACTGGTGAATCGCACGATAGGTGTTTATGTAGTTTGATATTTCTGTAATTTGGTCAGAAGTGAGTGCCGACATATATATTTATATGCTTATAAAAAAGTTCTTATTTTATTTTATCCTAAACCACTGCATATATGCTAATGATATTGCAATATTATATTTGTATTTACAAATTGTATTTACATCCTGTAAATAAAAAGTTCTCGAATGTCCAAAAAATTGACGCATTTTTATCACTCCTTTTTACACCATCAATCCAATCATGTCTACCAACGCCCAACCTCGTGCCTGTTCCTATTGTAAAAATGCCGGTCATAACGCGGCGAATTTGCGTTGTCCAAAAAAGTTGGCCCTTATCACAGCAATGTATGGATATTGGAGAATGGAGTTTACAAACGAAGACGCCACGAACTGGATAAATACACTTACGGATAAGGAAATAAGATTCACGTGTTCAGAAATGAACCTTTGGAATGGTCTTGATGATCCGGCGCACGGCATCGACTATCATCGACGATTGTTGGAACAAGAGATTTTGCAGTGGAGAAGAAACGCGATGACATCGATACAAACATATTTGCCATATATGGAAATAAACGACGTCACGTCCTTTTATTTGGAACAATACATTGAAAATGGGAATCTTTTGGACACATTTTATGATCTGCCTTTAGAAAAACAAAACTTCATTCGCAGAGTGGTTTATAACCGCACTACGTATAAGGAAGAACACGGGCGACGAACAGTGAGTGACCCGAATTTGCATATTCCATATAACGTATTGTATCTTATGGAAAACGCGTTTCGCCGTAGTCATATAGAAAGACAGATTCTATTGGAACATCCATTTGTAAACCCACACCATGTGCTTTACATGATGAACGATGATGTCGCGGGCCAAATGGATGCTTTACCAAGTGGCGTTACTGGCCGGAGTGATGAGCGCGAAAGAGTTCGTAGCGCATCCATAAGACCATCCACCCAACGCTGGAATTATGAAATCCAAGTAAAGGAACCGAAAGATACTGAGCCATTTGACTGTGGTATTTGTTACGAATCGACGAATTGCAGGTTCCAGGCAGAGTTAAATTGCGGACACACATTTTGTTTCTTGTGTATTCAACAGCAATCCGCGAAGCAATATAAAAAAGATTCGTCACCATGCTGTGGATTTTGCAGAGAGTCAATAAAGACGGTTACTGTGGCCACCTCGGCAATGGCGGTGAATTTCAAAAAATACGCGAACATGTCGGCACATTGAGAATGCTCCGTTTATCACAGAACACCGAAACAGTGTGTATATATTGTATTTTTTCACACCCGTTTTTTTCGAGTGACTTTACCATACGCGAACTTTATTTTCCGCGTTTTTTGTTTACGGTTTGTGAGATAAAAAAATTCTTTAAGGTGATACATCATCTTCTGTGCAACAAATACGTCTGTTTGGAAAACTTTTGCACCATCGTTGCCTTCATGAACACACCCTTTTTTATAAAAACAAGAAGAAAGGTAGTGATATAGGTTTGCTTGTTCGTTGGTCGTCCCGCCAATTCGTTTTCCTAGATCGGAATCCAGGAACCGATATATAATTTCTTCCGTGGATAAATGATGATAATAAGCGCGTGGTTGAATGTAATAAATTCGTCGATGTCGCATGTCTTCAAAATAGGTATTGTCCAAAAAGCAAATTTCTGTTGTTTTGGGTAAAATCGCGCATTTTATAAAATCGCCATGTGTTTTATCATGTGTTGTTCGAGACAATTCAATGGGCGTGTTGTTTATTTTAAAAGCATGAATGATTTTGTCAAAGAGAGACCCCGATGGATAAATGCGTTTATTCAAATAATCACAAACCATAGTTGTCCATTCGGATGAACATTGGTTGTTTGTGTAAATATATAATGCATCACATTCGCCACGTCTCTTTTTTTCACATAAATATTCTAAAATGGAAAGGATGCCATACCGTAAAAATTCTGGATACAATTCAATAAGTTCATGCAAGTGGATCACAGAACCGCCGAATTTTTCTTGAATACTCGTCCACAAAATGCGGAGATCCAGGAAGGCCCCCAAGGTTTCGTCAAAGTCAAATACAATGACACGTTTTTCTTTTTTTACATGGGATTTTAAATAATGTGATCCTTTATAAATTTGGATGTATCTATTGGATTCATTCATAGAATTGTTTACGAATTTATTCTAGACAATATTACGTGTTGTATAGAATACCAATACATTTTGTCGATTGAGAACGTTTTCATTCTTCAAGGGTTTAATCCGTCTGCATAAGTTTATACTGCGACCAAGAAATTTTTTTTCCTTCCACAGGTTTAACTCGCATATGTTCATTCTCTTTATCTAAATTGTCAGCACGCTTTACTGCGCTATCTAGATATAATTCCTTCAAAATTTTACCGAACATCACCGACCCCTCGTGTTGATCCACCTTTCCGTCCTCGATCAGTTTCAATACTGTAAGTAACTTGGTCATAATCATTAAATCCAACTCATCCTTGAGAACCTTGTTGAAAATATCCGTATATTGATTAAATAAAAAAGGGCAAGCGGTCTCACATATTTCTTTGAATGCACCGGGATCCTGATTACGCAATTCGGCATTTGCCGTTTTCAACTGTTCCATTCTACGCACATCGTCGCGTATAAGAACGCTATGTTTCAATTTGCGAATGTTTTCCGTGTTGTTTTCACACTCCATCTCGTCTATGAGTTTCTTTAAGTTCAATCGTTCTTGGGAATCCATCTTTGTATTCATGACGTTTAAAAAGTATATATACACACTCGTTCTATGTTTATATTGTTCAAAATCGAATATAGTTTTACCAAAAACTATTGATGATATGTAGGACGTCATCTGGTAATTTACACGGATGATTCTCGAATATGTTGACTAATGTCTCTGCTGTCACGATATTGTCTGCGTCCATGTGGAAATTCGTCACGCCTCTTTGTTCATCGCATTTGTGACAGATCATGATGTTCGTTTGTTGTATTCCATATAACCCAAGAAAGTTTGCACGAAAATGGCGAATAGAACCATCATTGTTTTGTTTACAGAACAAATACCGTTCATGTTTTCTTAACTGCGTCAAATCCATTTATTTTGGGTTGATTACACGTGGTCGTCGAATCAAAACGAATCAATTTTTCAGCTTTCATATATTTAGCCGTTTTTTTTCTATGCAATTATCTATAAGAAGTATGAAAACGAATTATGCGTATTTAACCGTGGCAATCGTGTTCATCCTTGTCATTGCGTTCTCGTTGACCACTTCTGTGTCGTATGTTCCTTACCACAAAAACACATTTTTTTCGACGGAGTTCCCCTATGAAGGTTTCCATGGAATGGAATACGGAAACACTGCTGGAAACGTGGTTGATAGTTACACATCACATGTAATTAATAGCGAAAGCGTCGACTGCAAAAAGGTCCATGGGTTCGACGGGCTATTCTGCAAACCTTATTCGGCCGATAACCAATTGGATATCTATTCCCAAGCGAAGGGTGATGTATCATGCATTGGGTCGAGTTCCTCATTGTCGAACTCGAAAGGTGGATTGTGTTTAGACGCGAAGCAAAAGTCGATGCTTACCACGCGTGGTGGAAATGCTACCGGAAAAGATTACGAAATTGGCAAATAGATGTTGATGGAACGTTTTTTTCTTATTGTTTCAAATAAGAAAAAATTGAAAATATATATAGACCTATCCCTTATAGAAAACTAAACATTTGCACATTCAAAACGCCTACTTCGTGGGCAGTTATGAATGAGCGAGGTGATGCTGATTGCGCATTTAAAATGCGCAATGGTGCAAAAACAATGGAAGGCAAAGAAGACGTGAATATCATGGCACGCGTAAAATCGTATTTGGAAGCGATACCCCAACAATATCAAAACCATGACTATTCTGAGATAAACAAGCGTGTGGATGCCTATGTAAAACAATATTGCAGGCACGATGTTGTTTGTGACACGGTGGACATTGACCTGGAACATAGCAAAACCATTTATTATTGCGAGACGTGTTTGAGAACATTTACGATAGACCAAATATATAAAGAAATATCATCGGAAATCAATTATTCGCGAAATGTGTGTGACATGTTTCTATTTTATAAGGAACGGTTGTGTAAAATAGAAAATGTGAGACGAGTCTATGGTGTTATCGAGTTCGATTGTTCTCATGACGAGGACAATTTACAAACGCACAAGACGTATTCTCTTGGCATTTCTGTGCTTGCGGGTTGTCGTTTCGAGGGGAACGTATTATGGTTGGCGAAACAAAAATCGTCGTAATCGCATGGATGCTCAAAAAATTGACGATGAAAGCTATTGTTTCAAGCATTGAAAACAATGGTATCCGCGAATATTGTGAAAGCGGTGCCCGTTCGGTTTATCAAGAACAGTATTTTGCCGGTGTGCAATACATGCGTGTTTTTCGAACCCATGGTTCCCAAATCTATGAAAGCGCCGAGATGTAATAAATTTGGTGAAAAAAACATTATTACAGGAAAGATCACGTATGAAGTGGCTGAATATTGCCGACAAAACCAAAACTTGTGTGGAACAGTAGGCAATTATTACGTGCAAAATACATAACTACAATTGTTATACGTAGGTCAGGATAGGGTCTTTTCCAAGAATTTGGAATTCTCGCACCAGACCGGGCGTTTCCAACCACGCATTGTAATAGACAGAAATGGTAATATGTTTGGTTCGATCCATGGTTTTGAACCAGGTAAAGCCATATCCTTTTTTTTCACCAGTGAAACGGTCATGATCCAATACCAAAACCTTGGGGAGTTTTCGAAGAAGTTTATATCGCGAATCACGTCTTGATATTTGGCGCATATATTTTCCGTTACGCTCTCGAATTTCACCGGTAAACAATTTCAAAACCGGAATAAGATCACTTGGTAATCGCGATTCGAGAACATGCGGCATTTTTGCAATGATTTTTGGGTTAGAAATTGCAATCCATAGTTATGAAAAAAGATCTTCAATTTTTCATAAAAAATATACATCATGTAGTTATGATCTTGTTTATGGATTTACTATATATATTATATTATATTACACATACATTGCTAACAAACTTTGGTTACGTCCCGCATCATTCTTAATCAACGCGTCCACCTCCTTCTTTTCTACTGTAAACGGAAATGTCACCTTCAATTCCAAATCCTTTCCGAACAATGACGTATCTGCCTTCATCAGTCGGAACAAATTCAGCTTGGTGTAAATAATCTCCAAACAGCGCTTTAGATTACGCACGCCGGACTCATCCTTTGTGAGCGCCTCGTTAGACACAATATATTGAATGGTCTCGTCTGGTATAATTACATCCGCTTCGTTGAAATTCACTTGTTCCCGGATCTTCGGTAACAAATAGTTTCGCGCAATCACCGTCTTTTCCTTTGCGTCATACCCCTTGGTTTGGATATGATACATACGGTCTCGCAAAATGGGGTTAATCTTGGATGCGTCATTATAACTGAAGATAAACAGACACTTGCTAAGATCAAAATCGATGTCTGAGAAATACTTGTCATGAAACTGACTATTTTGTGACGTATCCGTAAGATGAGTCAGAATACCCACAATCTCCTCTCCGCGAGGCGTGTCACTAATCTTATCTAACTCATCAAAGTAAATGACTGGATTCATGCACTTACTGTCGATGAGGATTTGAACGATCTTCCCCCAAGAACTACCTTCGTAGGTATACGAATGCCCTTCTAGGAAACTCGCATCGCCTGTTCCACCGAGCGCAATGAATGCAAACTCTCTGCCCAAAATCTTACTAATTCCCTCCTTTACAATCGAAGTCTTACCGGTTCCCATGGGACCATGAATTGCAATCGCTGAACCAAGCGCTCCAGGATTCGCAATCCACTGTCCGATCAACTGCATGACCTGAATCTTGGCATCGTTGAGTCCATAGACACAATCATCGAGGGTGTTCTTGGCGGTTTCCATGAATTGGTGGCAAACATCCACCCCGTCACTCATCTTCACGTCAAGGTTCTTATAGATACCGAATGGGATTCGCATAAAGGTGTCGACCCAATTCTTGATCTTGTAATATTCATTGTCACCCGGGTCCATCGACCGAAGCACATTTAGCTTCTGCAACGCCATGGCCTTGAATTTTGCGGGCATCTTTGAATCCAACAACGAGAGTCGGTAAGGCTTTTCAACAAACATGTGCTGATTGATTTCCTTTAGGTCGCGCATCACACGAAGTTGCTCCTTGTTCGACAACTTCTTCTTGAAATAGTCAATTTCATTGGTGCGCTTCTTTTCCGTATGGATAAGTTTATGGTAAGTTCTTGCGTTCTTGGTTCTCGCTTTCTTTACCAACTTCTTAATGGATCGGTTGCATTCATCGATGGCATTTCGAAGAATCTTGCTCTTTGGCTTTTTCTTCAACTGATCGTTGAGCGACTTCTTCGTCTCCACCAATTCCATGTATTCCTGCTCCGCATCGACGACCTCACTTTCCTTTGAAGAATCCGACTTATTATGCTCTTTGTTTGCGCGCTTGGACTTGGACTTCTTCACCGATGGTTTCGATTCCTTTTGTTCGGCGGGTTCGTCGAGCGGAAGTTCCACCTTTTGGTAAGTTTCCTTCATGAAAGCTTCCTCGTCATCACTGTTGCAATCCAAATCATCATCGTCTTCGTCATATTCATCCTCCTGGATGCCACCGTCACCGTTCAACGAAAACACGATCTGAAAATTGCCTTCGTTTTCACCGAGTTCCTCGTCGTCTTCGAACTCACCCTCGTCCTCCTCCTCCTCGCTCTCCTCTTCTGAATCCTCTTCCTGCTTTTTACGTCTGCGCCCAGCCTTGCTCTTCGTCTTCTTGTCCTTCTTTCTGCTACCGGCACGACGCTTCTTTGGCAGATCGTCTTGAATCGCCTCTTCGATTTGACTTTCGACCTTGTTTTGCATATACTTGGACGGGAAAATCTTTGCGAGCATTTTTTGCAATGCATGTCGATCCAAGTCCTCTTCCTCCTCCTCTGCATCAGCTTCCTCCTCGTCCTCCTCTTCGCTATCCTCGTCCTCCCACTCCTCTTCGTCGTCATCTTCCTCTTCCTCCTCGTCATCGTCCGATTCGATCACTGTTCTTCTGCGGTTTACATATTTCTTGGATTTAGGTGGAATATACTCCGAATCACTGTCGGAATACAAGGTCTCGCTTTCCGAATCGTCGTCCGAGTCCGGCTTGTTTTTCTTGAGGCGCCTCTTGTTGTCGCGCGCGTTCTTGGTGTTCTCGGCAAACTTCTTGGACGGCATACTTTATAAAACAATCTGGGGTTGTAAATTTATCCACAAAATGTTGGTAAAATTATGTTTCAATTTTTTTCATTCACAGGTTTTCCAAGTTTTTATGGGTTTTGGTAGTTGGTAACAAAAATAGTTATCCACGTTTCCGTGAAAAAAATTGAATCTTGAAAGAATAAATATAAACACTAATATATAGTTACACTTTAATGTCGGGAATAAAAATGAATGAACACAAACCGTCTTCCAAGATCATCGGCGTTCAATTTAGTATCTTGTCGCCAGATGAGATTCGGAGGAATTCGGTTGTGGAGGTAACATCCAGAGACACGTATATCAATAATAAACCCGTCATTGGTGGATTATTTGATCCGCGAATGGGCGTCCTGGAACCCGGTATTATTTGTCCCACCGACGGATATACCTATATCGACACGCCCGGTTATTTCGGTCATATTGAAATGGCAAGACCAGTGTTCTTCATTCAACATATCAAGGAAATCATAAAAATTTGCAAATGTGTTTGTTTTAAATGCAGTAAGTTACTTGTCAATAAGAATCAACATCGACATGCATTGGAATATTCTTCCGAACAGCGTTGGGATTATGTAACCGCCCTTTCTGCCAAAGTGAAACGTTGTGGTGATACCACCGACGATGGATGTGGTTGTAAACAACCGGACACATTGCGTCTCGAAGAAATTGCTACCATCCAGGCAGTTTGGAAAAAGATGGACTCGGACAGTGAGGGCGAAAAGGATTATATTGTTCGATTTACGCCGGAGATGGTTCTCAAAATTTTCAAGCGCATATCGGATGAAGATATTCATTTTATGGGATTCAGCCCACTTTGGTCGAGACCCGAATGGATGATTTGTCAAGTTCTTCCCGTTCCTCCACCCGCAGTTCGTCCGTCCGTAAAACATGATGCACAGCAACGAAGCGAGGATGATTTGACACATATTTACAGTAATATCATTAAAATGAACCGTGATTTGGCTGACAAAATTGCGAACAAAGCATCGCCCAATGTGATTGAAAATCTCACCAAGGTTCTTCAGTATTTTGTGGCGATGATTGTAAACAATAAAGTAAAGGGGGCAATGCCGATGGCGCAACGGTCCGGTCGCCCGTTACAGTGTATCATGGGTCGTCTGAATAGTAAAAATGGACGTATCCGAGGCAATCTTATGGGAAAACGTGTGGATTTCAGCGCCCGCTCGGTCATCACGGGTGATCCCAATTTGTCGATTCGACAATTGGGTGTGCCGAAGAAAATCGCCATGAATATTACCAAACCGGTAGTGGCGAATGATCGCAACCGTGATTACCTTATGAAATTGATACAGAATGGCCCGGAAGTTTACCCGGGTGCCAAAATATTGGAGAAGAAGAATGGAGAAAACATCTCCTTGCGATATGTGGACCGTAGTTCCATTCGCTTGGAAAATGGTGATGTTGTGCATCGTCATATGATTGATGGAGACGCGGTGTTGTTCAACCGACAACCCAGTTTGCATCGACCATCGATGATGTGTCATATCGTGAAAGTCATGAAGAAGGGAGATACCTTTCGAATGAATGTCGCTGATGAACTTGCGTTAGCAACAGGGAGCGTGAAAAGCGTGTTACTCCCTAGTCTTCCTGGAACTATTTGTTCCAGGTAGGCGAAATACCTTGATGCGGGAAACCCCTTAGAGCCTTCACTACCACTCATCTTATGGAAACTTAGATGAGGACCACAGTTAATTGCTGTTTACAATGGTAATAATGTGAAGGATTGGGCAATCCGCAGTGTTACTGTCTACGTCCGCTATGGTAGGATATGACAGGCATTCAACGACTGAACGGGTGTTGGTGAACGATGAAGGATTAGCCATCCGGAGTTTGCTTAAGATACAGTCTGGTCCTGACTCGAAAGATCAGGTGAGCAAAATGCTCTATAAAACACAACGACCAAACCATACAATGCCGATCAACTTACCACTGCATTTATGCAGTCGTGGTTATAAATCACCGTCGAGGTTGGCAACAGGAGGCGTGAAAAGCGTGAAACCTCCTAGTAAGTAAATTATATAATTGTTGTGGGAAAATACATAGAATATAGAATTACCACAACAATTTATTGATTTATTTGCGAAACACCTTGTTGTCGGGAATCCCCTAAAGCAATCACTACCACTCACATCTGGAAACTTATGTGAGGATCTCGGTTAATAGCCGATCCCGAAGGTAATAATGTGATTGATGAGTCCAGCTGACCACCAATGGTCGAACCCTGGATAAAATGGGCAATCCGCAGTGTTACTGTCTACGTCCGCTATGGTAGGATACGACGGGCATTCAGAGACTGAACGGGTGTTGGTGAACAATGAAGGATTAGCCATCCAGAGTTTGCTTAAGATACAGTCCGACCCCTTGGGAAACCTTGGGGGGTGACAAACATATATTTAGCCTGGGAAAAATTTCGATATTCGTTTTCGAAAAGTCCCACTGCATATATGCAGTCAAATCGTTTGACGGCGATGAAATGAATATGCACATGAGTCAAAACATATTAGCAGAGACCGAATTGCGCCACTTGGCCGCCATTCCTTACCAGATTATTAGTCCTGCAGGAAATGCGCCAATTATTGGCATTTACCAAGATTCTTTGTTGGGGTCTTACCGATTTACCCGACCCAATATAAAATTTTCACCGAGAGATGCTATGAATCTCCTAATGATGTATTCAAAGGTGGACGTGAAGGCATTGCGCGATGCCGGTGCCGAAATATCCAGTTTCGACATTCTTTCGCAGATCCTTGCTCCGATCACATTGAAATATAAGACAAAACTCTTTGACGAGGGTGAAGATGAGAAAGAGTCTAACAATATCCTTGAAATTCGAAATGGAAAATATATCCGAGGCCAACTCGAAAAGTCCGTATTGTCATCTACGACGAAAGGCATTTTACATCGTATTTGCAACGATTTCGGCAACTTCCAATCGGCCGATTTTATCGATGATCTTCAAAACGTGGTTACGGAATATATGAAGACGAGTTCATTCAGTGTTGGCATTAGCGATTTGATTGCCAACACAAAAACACGTGATAGTATTATTGAAATTATCGCGGACCAAAAGCAAAAAGTAAAAACCCTGATCGACAAAGTGCATCTCGGTATTTTCGAAAACAATACCGCAAACACAAACATGGCCCAATTCGAAACGAATGTTGGAAATACATTGAACGATGCCACGAACCAAGCCGGTAAGATTGGTTTGAAATCGTTGAACAAAACGAATCGTTTCGTCATGATTGTGAACTCGGGATCCAAGGGTTCCCCTATTAATATTTCACAGATGATTTCTTGTCTGGGACAGACGAGTGTGGACGGAAAACGCATTCCGTATGGGTTTGACAGCCGAACTCTCCCGCATTTCAGTAAGTTCGATGACAGTCCGAATGCCCGTGGGTTTATTGAAAACTCTTATATTTCGGGATTAACTGCTCCCGAACTCTTCTTCCACGCCATGGGTGGTCGTATTGGTCTTATTGACACCGCGTGTAAGTCTGTTACGTGGGAGACACCAATCGTTATTCTTGAAAACAATAAGCCCAAATATATTGAAATTGGGAAGTGGATCGATGCACAATTGGATGCCGAGCCGGAAAAGGTGCAACATTTCACGGAACGCCAGATGGAATTAATGAATATCAATAACGCATATATTCCCACGACAGACGAGGATGGAAACGTAAGTTGGGGTGAAATTACTGCGATTACTCGTCACGATCCCGGTAAGGAATTGTATGAAATCAAAACTTCGGGCGGCAGAAGCGTCATTGTGACCGAATCCAAGTCATTATTAATTTGGGATAAAGAAACGAAAAAATTAAAGGAAACGTCCACGCCAGATATTAAAGTGGGTGATTTTGTTCCCGCCACGGGCGAACTTTGTGAACCCCCGATTGTTTTGACACACATTGATATTTCCGAATATTTACCAAAGACGGAATATATTTATGGTTCTGACTTTCACATGGCAGTCAACATGATGAACAGCGCAATGGAAAATAAACATAAGATAAAGGCCGGATGGTGGGTCGAGAATAATGGGAAGAATTTCACGCTTCCTTATACGAAAAAGGCATCGGTTCAAAGAGCATGTGTCCGTTCCGATGTGGATAAAATTCAGCCAGGATTTGTTTATCCTTACGGCGCAATTCGCAAATCCTCGTTTATTCCGGAAAAGTTTGCATTGAGCGAAGAAAATGGGATATTTGTTGGACTGTTTTTGGCAGAAGGAAACTGCCACGATTGTCATATTACAATTACCAACAACAATGAAAACATTCGGTCGTTTGTGCGGGCATGGTTTGACAATCATAGCATTTCTTATGACGAACGTTCCCGCATCAATAAGATTGGTGGTTTAACCACGACGATTACCGGCGCATGTTCTGTGCTTGAAAAGTTCTTGACCAAATGGGTTGGGCATGGCGCCGCGAACAAGCACGTTCCAACAGAGGCCTTTGTTGCACCCGAATGTTTTATTGTCGGATTGTTAAACGGATATTTCTCTGGCGACGGTTATGTCACCAAGAATTCGATTGAAGTGGGGTCTGCATCCAAACGAATGATTGAGGGCATGAATATGCTATGCACGCGTATTGGCGTCTATGGTAAAATGTCGACCTATCAGATGAAGGCGAACAATTTAAAGACAAAAAACATCAAACCCACGCATCGTTTGACGATTCGCGCGCAATGGGCGAAGTTGTTTACAGAGAAGGTGTGTCTGATGGAAGAAACCAAGGACAAAAAGATGAGATCCTATTCGTGGTGCAAAAATCAAAGAAATGTCGAACCATATAACAATATTGTCTTGGATGAAATCATTGAAATAAACCCTATAAGCATCGAAAACCACCCGAAAGTATATGATTTGACCATCCCGTCCACGCTCAATTTCGGCATTGCGAACGGATTACAAGTGAGAGACACCAGTCAGACTGGGTATATCCAGCGCAGATTGATCAAGGGCCTCGAAGATTTGAAGGTCGAGTATGACATGACCGTTCGAAATAACAAGGGGAAAATCATTCAATTCGCCTACGGCGACGATGGTTTTGATTCTATGCGAACGGAGAATCAAATTATGCCTCTTGTCGGAATGAGCACAGAGGATATTTATTTGCATTATGATATTCTTGGCGTGAACGAAAACCAAACCGAATTGATTTCGATTTATACCAAGGGAACGATTTCGCGCATGAAAAAACAGCGCGATGCAACGAAACAGAAGGGTCAATCCTATATTGAAAAAATGTTGGACGCACGCAAACATATTGTGGAAGCCGTATTCCGTCACAAAAATGAAAACACGGTGAAACTCCCCGTTTCTTTCCAACATATTATTGCCAATACGCAGGGGCAACTCAATTTGAATTCGAATTCCATTGTTGATATTACCCCCTTGGAGGCGTATGAATTAATCGAAGAATATTTTGAGAAATTGAACCGGATTCTATACGTGAAGCCAACAACGCTATTTGAAATCATGTATTTCTACTATTTAACACCCCGTGATCTATTGGTTCATAAGCGTTTTCACAGAAAGGGGTTGATCCTACTCTTGGAGACGGTGCTTTTGAAGTATAAACAAGCGATCGTTCATCCTGGTGAAATGGTGGGCGTTGTTGCTGGTCAGTCTATTGGGGAACCTACAACGCAACTCACACTCAACTCGCTCGTATATGCAGCGGAAATTTCCGTGAAAAATTCCAAAAATGAAATTCTCAGGCTAAAAATCGGGGAGTTTACCGAATCCTGTATGAAAACCTCACAAAAAATAGATTATATGTCAGATAAGGACACTACTTATGCTGAGCTTTCTGAATATTATGAAGTTCCATGTGCAGCGGAAGATGGACAAACGGTATGGCGTCGCATCGAAGCAGTAACGCAACATCCTGTGGTTAATGAAGACGGCACGAATACCATGTTGAAGGTGATAACGAAGGGTAACCGCGAAGTGATTGCCACCAAGGCAAAGTCTTTCCTTCAACTTATTGATGGAAAAATACAGAGCGTAAATGGTAAGGATTTAAAGGTGGGTGATTACCTGCCTGCTTCTAGAAAACCATTAGAATATACGGAACGATTCGACCTCAATTTGCGCGATATCCTACCTCCGTCGGAGTATCTCTATGGGACGGAATTGGCAAAGGCCAAAGAGGTTATGCATGAGACACACTGGTGGAAAAATCATGCAAATAAAACCTTCGTGCTTCCTCATAGCAACAATAGATGTGTTCTTCCTCTATTCAAGGAAAATGCCGGAAAAGGGAAAACGCCAAACAAATCCCAGTATATCAAGCCGGGTCATGTGTACATGAAAAGCATGGGTTCGTGTAATTACACGATTCCCGAAACGATTCCATTGAACTATGAGTTTGGTTATCTTCTTGGTGCCTATGCGGCAGAAGGATCTTTGACGAAGCATAAGTTATCAATCGCCAATATCAACGATGATTATTTGAAGCCCATTGAAGACTTCTGTGCCAAATGGAATATTAACAATAAAAAGTATAAGCGTTTAAATCGCGGGGGAGACGGATGGACAAGCCAAGAATTAAAGATTGACAGTAGCATCCTTTGTAAAATTATCGAGAATCTATGCGGCAGACATAGCGATAAGAAGAAAATCGCATCAACGATAGTATTTTCCAACCGTCAGTGTATCCTTGGATTCTTAGACGCGTATATTGGTGGAGATGGTTCAATTGCAAAGAAAATCAATAAAGATGGGTCCGTGCGCATCTCCGATATTAAAATGTGGTCATGCTCTAGAGATATGCTTACGGATGTAATGGTGATGCTTAGAAATGTTGGCGTTACGAGTCATATTTATAAAATCCAAGCAAGAAAGGCGAATGAGCATTCGATTCAACATAAGAAACAATCTTATAGCCTCGATGTGAAAAATAGACAAGCACAAAAGTTGGCTGGCGCATTAAACCTCACCATAAAGGAGAAGCAACAACGTCTCGAACTATTATTGAAACAGCAATACTTTAAGTATGAATATTCTCTTGAAGATACGAAAGTGCCAAATACGATCGAGGGTAAACTCGTCATGGAACCTCGCGCCGGTAGATTCTTAGACCTCGAATTTGATCAAATTGTTTCCATTGAAGAAGTGCCGAATACCACACCCTATGCCTATGATTTGACAGTGGAGGACACCCGCAATTTCGATTGTTACAATGGTTTATGCATGAGAGACACGTTTCATTTGAGTGGAGTGGCATCAAAGGCGAACGTCACACAAGGTGTGCCCAGAATTGAAGAATTGTTACGTATTACGCGCAATCCCAAAAAAGCATCGCTTACTGTTCATTTGAAACCCATTGACGAAACCGACAAGGAAAAGGCACAGCAATTTTCCAACATGTTAGAACACACCAAACTTATGGACGTGATTAAATCCGTGCAAATCTATTTTGATCCCAATGATAATGCATCTACCATCGTGGAAGATCATCTGTTGTTGGAACAATATTTCGAATTTGAAAATTTGGTAGAGGATTGCATGGAGAAAACTCCCGATAACAAGACATCGCGATCAAAGTGGATTATTCGCATGGAAATTGATGCCGAAACATTGCTTGAGAAAAACATTACGATGGACGACATTCATTTTGCCATTCAAAATAGTCATGGGAACGACATCTCCTGCATTTACAGCGATTATAATGCGAACAATTTGGTGTTCCGCATTCGTTTGAATAGTAGCATATTTATGAAGACGAAGAAACAAAAGGGCATCCCAGACACGCTCGACCAATCGGACGAAATCTATATGCTCCGTAACTTCCAAGAAGCCATGTTGAATAACATTATTTTGCGAGGCATCGATGGTATTCGTAACGTGATTCCTCGAAAACTACAGAATTACCTTACCAAGGAGGAGGGGAAATATGTTCGCAAAGACGTGTGGGTGCTGGATACCACCGGCACAAATCTAATTACGGTCTTGGGTATGGATTATATTGACGCAACGCGAACCTATAGTAATGACATTCGTGAGACGTTTGATATTCTTGGCATTGAAGCAGCAAGACAAACCATTGCGAATGAATTGGATGAGACGATGGGCTTTTCCGATGTGTATATTAATTATCACCACACAAGTTTGCTTTGTGACAGAATGGCATGCAATATGAACATGGTTCCTATATTTAGATCGGGCATTTTGAATGATGATATCGGTCCCCTTGCCAAGAGTAGTTTCGAAACACACACGGAAGTGTTATTGAATGCGTCCAGACATGCCGAACTTGACCACATGTCCGGAATATCAGGAAGTGTTATGATGGGACAGATGAGCAAGGCTGGCACTGGTGCGTTCCAGTTAGTGTTAGATATGAACGCGATTCGAAACATGGATGATGTTGAAGTAGACATTCGCAATAAGAATGAGGAAATCGAGAAGATGTTTGGTAAATTCGAGGACGCAACAGATGCGTGCAATAAGTCGAATGTGGAAATACAAAACAATTTATCGGCCATTCGTCCAAACGATGCCGGTGCATGTGTGACAACCGATGATGGGTATGATGTCGGATTCTAGTTGTAAAAACAATGCGTGCGCTAATAATAACAATATATTTTTTCATTGTGATAAAAAAATATAGACAATTGGTCAAGGGTTTACATGTCAACCTCAACATAGGACTTCAAATAGGTGTCGATCGATTGCATATTCTGAATATATAATGGATTATCGAGCATGCGGGTGAATCCCTTCAATTCGTTTAATTTCATCGGTTGGGAAATGTATTGATATGCAGGATACCCGCGCGTCTCGCGACGTAAATATTCGGTTGGTGACCGAATAAAATAAAACGCGTCTCCCCGATCTCCACCCATCAATAACCATTTCATATTTCCCTCCAACATGTGCAATTTCGTAGCAGAAAAGAACACAATCGGCAAATTTAACTTGGAAGAGGCGAGAACCCAGTAGTCAAAGTCCGTCAAAAAATACTCGTCGCTCATTATTATATCTTCGAGCGTGGTTTGATTTTTTTTGACGCGATCCATCATGGTCTTTTTTCCCTGCTTAGATAGTATTTTCAGTATTGAGGATTTGTGGGTTTCAATGTGCGGCGCATACGCGTCGAATAAAAGTTGTGAAACATTCGCAATCGTAATTCTGCGATCCAACTTTTCTTGTAATATTAGAATGGCAATATAATACGTGGTCGCCCGGTGCGATTTCAAAACGAATTCCTTTGTCGCTGGTGGAAACATTTTCACCCAGTAACTCGCTGCATTTCCTTGCACCGAAGATAAACGTTCTTGTATCGAATCCTCACTGAAATCTGGATTCGATGTTTCTTCCTCCTCCTCATCTTCGTTGCCTACTTCTTGCACAACACGATTCGAGTATTTTTGTGTTTGGATTGGATTTGCATATTCATACGGAATCGTTTTCACATAAGAATTCATTTCAAAGGGTATTAAATCGTCGAAATAATCACCCATCAATAAGGTTTGTAAAAGAATAAACTCGTCGCTCTGTATGCGATATTCAAATGAGGTAATATTCAAATATTTTTTGGTATCTAACATGAAAAGGCGAACACGTTGGTAACGCAATAGTTCGTCGGCCATTCTCAAATAATACCGCTTTTCATTTTCTTGCTGATTCAACAGATTTTTACGAGGAATAAACAGAGAACAGGCACCATTGTCCTTCGTAATACAATAGTTTTTTTTCGAACATCCATCGGTATTGGATATACAAGACGATATTTCAGAAATATTATCCAACAACTCGCTCGGCAAATCCCCAAATGATATTGCGTTTTCACATAATTCGCGCAACAATTTTTCGAGTTTTGTTAATTTTGTGCGATATAAGAAAGAAACATTCTTCAAAATAGACACAATCTGTTCTCTTCGTTCTCTATTTTCACGTTGGTGTAGTAATATACGGACAGTGCTTCGGAATGCAATATAGAATTGTGTCTCTAGCTTTATTTTTTTGGTCGTTTCAATGCGCTCCATATCTTCGGATTTACTTGTAGCAAACACTTTATCTGCCAATAGATAATTTGTTCCCGCGAGTTCTTCTATGCCATCTTGTATGTCATTTGATATTGGCGGATCGACTGGAACAAATTGGTTCGTTTCCGTGAGTATTCCAACGATCATATCATCTTCTATTACACGAAACGCGGGTTGGGACAACACTTTTTTCGAGGACAGTGTTCTCAAAAAATCCCGCGTTTTTGTATACGACGACCACTTTACATCATCTGAATATATAGTCTCTAGATTTGGAAGCGCTACGGAAGGAAAACAGGGAACCAAGACATCATGTGAAAGAATGCCAATGATTTTACCTCGATAATTTGATACCTGCTTATCAATGTCATAATTTGCATCTTTCAGAGCGCTATACAATTGCATCAACGTTATATTTTTTTTATATTTATATACACGGGGCATGCTTTCCATGGGGGAACAGTGGCGACTCGTTGTTTTCTCGATCATGGATAATACGTGCTGGATGCTATCGATACTATCATAATCAAACCACTTTGTAATTTTTATTTTTCCTTCGGTTTGTGTCGAATCTGTCAATACATAGATGGGTTCATAGTATTTATCGCGCTTCAATAAGATGACGGTTTTCTTTTTGGGATCAAATAATGTTTCGGCATAAGAATTCGTAGGACAAAGCATTTGAATATTATCTGTAACATCATTATCTACAATTTCTAAAATCACTAGATTTATACCATGCGTAAATAATTTCGGATTGGGCAACGTGATAAAGTCCCAAAGATACGTGTGGTCAATGATCGCGTCTTTATCGGTTATAAACGTCTTGAAATTTTCCAAGGAAGCAACCGTGTCTTCGAAAAAGTCTCGCTCGGCTTCTTTTTTCATATCTATGGTTTTGTAAAACTCAGACGCGTAATATTGCACGATAGTTTCTTCTTCCAAATGGTATTTTTTGGGTTGAAACATGGAGGCCAAGGAGCCATGGTGACATTTTACATATAGATCTAGAGACATTGCATCTTTTAATAGTGTTCGCATATCATCTATGGACAATGCGTTTGTGTTTTTCGAAAACCCATAAATATCAGAAATACATGACAAAAAAGATTGTTGGTTAGAGGGCTGCACCCCATACCGTAAAAGCGTTGGGCTATCCTCCACAAGTTGTGCGTTATTTTTTTTATTCATAGAAAGAGAGTTGTCCGTTTGCAAAAATAACTCTACGACCAATGGCAAATAGCCCCAACGATCTTGTGGGATGGGAAATTTATCATGTCCCATAATATAATAATTAAAGCCTTTCTCCTGTTTTTTACCCTTTTTATCCCCAGTGGGTTGCGTTGCTCCACATTTTTCACGTAATTCGATTTGACTTTTCGAATTCCAATTTTTAAAGCAACAGGGTATGCAATATCCTTTTGGGTGTTGCTCTTTTTTCATAAATCCTGGGTTATAATTCACATAATTTCCCTCACTGTCCTTATGATAGCCAGCATTATCTGTGAATTCATGGACATTTCCTTTGCAAACACCCTGTTTTACCTCATCTTCTGTCAATGTGGTGTTTGATGTCGTGCACCAATATCGAGGACAAATATACCAGTATTTTTTATCTGGATTCGTTCCGTATTCAATTGCGTTGGTATACGAGCCTGGATGTTCACGATCGATTTTCTCCTTTTCTTCTTTTGTCAAAATGACAGGTTGACGACTTATATTTGCAGGGCAAACGCGAGAATATGCCCCATATGGTTTTTCGGCAGTAGATAAAAAGAGCGTGGGTTCCAGATTCCTCATTTTACGATAAAATATGTTTGAATCATCTGCTACGTCGCGTTTTGTTTGTCGACCACTTCCTCGCAATTCAACGACCGGTTCACCCTCTGCTTCACCCTCTGCTTCACCCTCTGCTTCACCCTCTGCTTCACCCTCTGCTTCACCCTCTGCTTCACCCTCTGCTTCACCCTCTGCTTCACCCTCTGCTTCACCCTCTGCTTCACCCTCTGCTTCACCC